AATGTTTCATGTAAATTAGAATAAATAACATCATTAGTTTTTCTTAAACCTGGTGAACCAAAAACCAATGTTTTAATTCCTAATATTTTCGAGTATGAAATTAAAGTTCTAAAATGGTTTACGAATTTTTCACTTTCAGTGACCATAGAGTTACAATCAATATTAAAGAATAATGATTGAGATGATAAACAAGATAAGTTATGTTTATTTAATAATTCTTTTAAGTTATGGATTTCAGATTCGTTTAATTCAGACCAATCTTTATATTTTGAAAAAACCAATTCAATATGATTGATGTTATTTTCATTTAATATTTTACCAACGTGGTCAATATTATTAAAATCCCAAGCAAAATTACTTACGGCTAAATTCATCAACTAATTGTTTAATTTCATTTAATACTTCTTGTGCAGTTTGTACATAACCAGATTCTGTTAAATTAGTTGTGTAATCATATACAACCCCACCTGGTGTGTAAGGTATTTTGTCTTTGTGTTGTGGAAACAATTCGATAATTTCCAAACTTCTTAATGGTTCAGTAAATACATTGAAAACACAACGTTCCATATCACAAGTTTCTGAAATGAATTTGTGAAGATTGTCTAAGTTATACCATTGAAAATAAGAACTACGATTAATCGATTCAACATTATTGTCGTTCATTAAATCAAATAAAATATTCTTTTTAATTTTATTATTAAACAATGCTGGTAATCTGTAAACTTTATAATCATCTTTGGTTAAGAACTTGTCAATCAAGTATTCAAATAATAATCTGTTGTTACCATAACTTAATCCCCCAAAATTTGGTTTATAATCTTCATTAGATAACATTGGTGATTCGTTATAAACATCTATCGTAGAGATAAGAATTACTCTACTGTATGTCTTGTGTTTGATTATGGTTAGAATCCTCATGATATTCTCCATATCTTGTTTTAGATTTTTATTTACCAACCACTTTGTCGCTGGTAAACATGACAACCATAATTCACACCCATCAGGAACCACTTGTTCAAATGTGTGAATATTCTTTGAGTTAAATTCGTAGTCAAATTCTATACTTTCTTTTAACGTTGACCCTACTAAACCCGTTGAACCTATTAATACTCTCATTTCTTCAATATAACATCATTAATATAATCTTCAATAATATAAATTCCTTGTATTTTACCTGTAATACAATTAATTACATTATTTTGATGAGTAATGATGGGATATCGGGTATCTGAGGTATCGTTAATCTTTGATTTTACCGCCAAGAAATAATTTTGATATTTGAAATTATCGGTAAACTGTGGAAAGTACTCCAAAACTTTTTGTTCCATTTTTTCTTTGATTTTGGAAACTTTTTTGGGGTTGATATTTTTTTCAAAATCTTTAAGTGTCTTATATTTTTTGAATTTCTTAATGGGGGTGTGTTCAACATCAGTTAATGTAAACAAATCATCTTTGTATGGGTAAATTGAAAAGAATTTTCCATCAACCATTGTTAAGGAATCAAATTCAGTTTCATTAATTTTTTGATAAATAAGAGAGATTGTTAATTCATAAAAAAAATCATCGTCATGGTAATTGTTTAATTGATTATTGGTACAATTAATGACTAAATCAAAATTTTCAGATAAGTCAGATAAATCTTTTTTATTAATTTCTTTTTTTACAATTATGTCCGAAAGATTTTCTTCAAAATAATTTTTTATCTTATTAAAATCAATGTGTTTTTCTGATGTTAAGATACAACCTTCTAAATTGTTAAGATTATGATTAGTTTCAATAAAATCAAAACCATTAAAAATTTGAAGGTATGTTTTATAATCAACAATTGATTTATGTTCGGGAACACAATAGTAGTTTTTGTCAACATTGTTTATTGCAAAACCATATTCATCGGTAAATTTATTGATTGTAGTTTTACATAATTCTCTTGTGTTAAAACTTCTTGCATAGTGATAACCTTCATGGACCCTGTTTTGGTTTTTACTTGATGTTTCACCAAAAATAGATTTATTTTTTTCAAACAAGGTAATGTCATGGTCATTTTTTAACTTGCTGGCCAAATGACAACCAACCCATCCACCACCTATAATTGCAATCTTCATATCAATACTTTATTTCTTGATATTCGTTTAGAGTAGGTTCTGTATGATTACGGAAATGATAAATTCTTAATAGTGTATCATCCATTATAACTTCATCTCCATAGAATTTTTGTGTATAATTTTCATGTTCACATTTTAATTCATTTGACACATCACCATTTTTTTGTCTAAAATGATGTGCATCAACACACTCAATAAATTCTTTTGGTTTAATGACCGATTTACCTCTCCATCTATATGGTGAGTGAAATCTTTGTGAGTCGGTCCAAACATGATATGATTGTCCTAAAATTTCTTTAGTTTCATCAAATGGTGGTTTGAAATCCCAAGAGTTAATATACAGACAATTAGTGTTAATTCCTGATAAAAATTCTCTAAATGGAAAATCCTCTTTCTGAGGAAAAATAAATTCATCAACTTCAATAAATGATATCCAATCTAAATGAGAATAATTCTCAAGTACAAAATCGTACATTTTATGAGACCTTCTAACCCACTCGGCGTCTGGAATTGTAAGTTCAAAATCTTTAGTCAAAAAAAAATCAATATCGATTCCTGTTGATTTCAATTCAGTTAATACTTCTTCAGAATTGTCAGTACAATTGTCTAAAAAAATAATAAATTTATCGTGACCTAAATTTTTATGATATGTGACCCATTCTTTTAACCTACATCCTTGGTTTTTGGTCATTGTTGATAATCCTATATTCATCTTCAGTGAAAAGTATATTGTAGACCTCATTAGTATAATGAATGTCTTTATTATTATTTCTTATTTTTATACGAATGTGTGTGAAATTTTTAATGTTATTTGTTAAATTTATGTCAGACAATATGTCAAATCTTGATAACCCACGATTATTCGGGGATATAGAGTTTAATTTATTCAAAACATATCCAAAAAAAATATCATCAGTCCATTCCTTACTTATTTTATCTTTATTGTCTATAAGTATGTTTACACAATTTTTATTTAACAACATTCCGGCACCTGAACAAAATGCAAAATCATTGTGATGACCGACAAAACCATCATAAACAATTTCATCATTATTATATCGTTCATTACAAAAATTATAAAATAATTCTACATTTATTATTGTCGACAAGTTAGTTTTGAAGACTAAGTCATAATCGTTTTTCATAAAAAAATCAAACCCGTTCATGACTTTTATCAATAACGCGTCCCAATAATTTTCTTCGTATTTACTGTAAATTGTATTGTCAATGATTTCATATTCTTCATTAATACTCTCATTTGTATTTAAGAATAATACGTCCATAGGTATTTTTTTATCCTTAATATATTGAATTATTTTTAACCAAGTTTTTTTATATGTTAAAAATACCTCATCTGTTGTGTCATGTTCTTGAACTAAGACTAAAATTTTTTTTGTCATTGTAATATTTTTTACGATACGGCCAAGTGGTCGGTCCCAAATGGTTTATCATTTTGGTCAATACGACTTCCAATAAACTCACCAGGGTTTCTTTTGATAGGGAAAGGTTTATTCTCAAAAAATTCATCATGAGTACATCTATCATCTTGAAAAATTGAGTATATGGTCTTTAAGAATGTTTGGTCATTACCATATTGGAGTTCTTTAGATTTTGGAAATCTTCGTATTAAATCCGTTAGTGGAATAACACCTGATTTAATTCCCCACATACCACCAAGTATTCCTAATGAATTATTTCCATATGGAATTTGGTGTGCGGGATGGTCTCTCATTACGTGGATTGATTTTCCACTATTAATCCATTCATCTACAGCAAGTTTTTCTCTTTCAGTTATTCTGGCATCAGCATCCCTGAAAACGGAATATTGACAATCAGATTCATCATGAGCAAAAAATCTCCAAAACATACCATAGATATCCGTACCTGTCATATCTTTAACAACAACACCCAACTCATTCAATTTTTCAATTGTTTCAGTTGGGACTGTGTTGTCATAATAAACAATCATTTTCCAATCAGGATAGATTGTTTTCATAAGTTCTGCATTTCTGATAGCACCAACGTTATAAATTGGTTGGTTACCCCACAAACTGAAACTCACATAATTCATTATTGTACTTTATTTTCTAAAAGTTGGTTTATTGAACTTTTTTCATCCACATAATGTCCTTGTGTTTTATGTGAATCCATTTGATAATGTTTTAAGAAACCATTTGTAAGTATCAATTTTTTATTTTTCATTGATGCAAAGATAGTAATTGACCTTTCATGTAAGTGACCTGCATTTGGGTCGACTTTAATTTCATCTACCATAGGTGACATCCAATTCATGTATTGGTCAAAGACACTCTTTCTAAATGTTGTGTTAGATGTTGATGACCAGTAGGCCATTTTACCCTCATTAATTGCGTTCATCAACAATCTTTGAATATCAAGATGGTATGTCTTTCTGATTGTTCTGAATAAGGTATCAATGAATGGTGGGTGTTGAATAAACATTTGATGAGGTGCTGGAAATGGAATATATCCAATCATATCTTGTTTATCATATAACATTTTTGAAATCTGTGGTAAGAAATCAGGTACGTAGTTTACGTCATACTCAAATAAGTTTACATATTCAGTATCAATTAACTTGTGTTTCCACAATGTGTACCAACCACTAAATGATGTTAACTTAGGGTAATCTTCCAAGTGACCTTCATAGTTTCTTGAAATAATAACATTTGATAAATTCTCAATTTTATTACAAGGTCTGTTTCCAACAAACACATAAGTATAATCATTGAAACCTTTGAATTTATTGTTCTCTTCAAACAACTCAACCAAATCTTGGTCGTGAACAAAAATAAAGGTTTTTAACGTTTTATCTGAAATTGTGTTATCAACTGGTAATACATCTTCAAATTTCTTTGCAAATTCGACTCTGTTTGATTCCCATTGTTCGTTTGTTTGACCAATAGACAAGTGGGTTACACGTATGTCAGTACAAACACCAACTTTAACACCTTCCAAATAGTTTTGGAATGAAAATGTTACATCATAAAAATGAAATCCTTTAACTGTTTCGTCAAAATTCTTTTTGATTCTTTGTTTGTGAACCGCAAAGAATAAACCATCTACCATAACAGTTGGTTCAAGTTTATTACCAATTTCTTTTGAGTATTTTGATTCCCATTTCTTACCTTCGTGTTCATGGTTTACAATACCATACATCGTTGATTGTACTTCCCACCACATACCAGACTTTGGCATGTATTTGGAACCCGCTAAACCGATAATACCATATTCAGGGTTTTTCTCAAAATGAGATTTTAATTTATAAACCCAACCTGTTGTATCAAACTTTAAGTCATCGTGACATAAAACAACAATGTCGTTTTCTGCTTGGTCTAAAATCTTATTATATACCTCAGACAATGAGTATTCGCCATTGTTTTCTATTGGTATTATTTGTACGTTTTTATTTCCACAACTTTTTTCAAGTAATGTGATGTAATTTTCGTCAATTTTTCTTGTACTAAAGCCTATTGTAATCATATTCCTGTTGAACCAAAACCATTATCACCTCTATCTTTTCCACTAATTTCTGTTACTTCTTTTGTTTGAATCCATTTACCATTTACTACAGGACAAATACATGCCTGAGCAATTTTCTGACCTCTTTCAATGTAAACGGTGTCATGTGATGAATTATATAGAATAACTTTAACTTCTCCGTCATATCCTGAATCAACAGTACCAGGTGTATTCAAAACCGTCAATCCTTGTTTTAATGCTAACCCACTTTTAGGTCTTACTTGCATTTCAAAACCATCTTTAATATTAAATTTCAAACCTGTACCAACAATCATTCTTGATTGTGGTGGGATACCAACACCTTCAGTTGAGTGTAAATCAAAACCTGAGTCTGTTGGGTAATTATATTTTGGACTTACAGCATCTGGATGAATTTTAATAAACTCCAAAGTCATTTTAGGTTGTTGATTGTCAAATGCTTTTTCAAGTTCTTTCAAATTAACACCAGCAATTTCTTCAATTTCATACTTAGTTTCGCCTTCAGATTCTTCTTGAAGTTGTTTTAGAATTTTACTTAATTCGTCTCTTAATAAATCAATTTCTTCGCTCATATTATTGTAGTTCTTTTAATTTTTTAATTATGTCAATTAGTACCATTACATCTCTTTCACAATACTCAACAATCAAGTCAAGCTGATTAAAGTCATAATAAGCTTCATGAACACGGTTACCTGTAACCTCACCTTCTTTAGGTGATTTTACACCCATTGCGGCACACATAAGTTCCAACGATGATAATGCAAAGTTATTACCCATTTTCCATACATCCATAGTGTCAATTGCTTTAATTTCCCATGGTTTTGTATCGTAAGAAGGTAATAATGGTGATGGTTTTATTCCATTGATAACCATACGTTTACTTAATACTGGTATATCAAACATTTTAATATTATGTCCACACAACCAAAAATCTAATTTGAATACTTTGGTTAAAAGCCCATTAATACCTGACAAAACTTCTTTTTCGTTGTCACCTGAAAAAGTTTGTGCGTGTGTTTTTCCATCAGGTCCAACAAACGCAAAACTAGCACAAACTATTTTTGAAAATTCAGGCACCAATGCCGCTCTATTTACAAAAACCTCACCAGGTGTCAATCCTTGGTCTTCAGGAAACCTTTTCAAAAACCAATCAAAATAATTGTGGAATTGTTTGGCCAATGCGGGGTACTTTTCCTCAAGTTCGGGAAAATCTTTTGTTATTCCGACAGTTTCAATGTCAAAGAATAAAACTTTAGTTAATGCTGGTTGTATCATAATAGTGATTTATAAAATTCTGCTCTTGTGTGTGTAACAACATTCAAATCATACTTGTCTTTTACAGTTTCGTATAATCTTTCACCTAAATCTTCAGCCCAAGTCGGGTTATCAATTAATTTCTTAACGTATTTGAACCAATCACTATGGTTTCTACTTTCATCAACTAACAAAGCGTTACCATCAACAAAATTACCTTGGTTAAGTGAGTGTTTCAAATCAATAGTATAAGGACCGATATTACTAGCAATCAACGCTTTCTTATAGAAACCTGCCTCAATTACTTTCAATTGTGATTTTACTTTATTAAAAATGTGATTTTTCAATGGTGCCAAAGATACATCAAATTTTGCATAATTTTTAGCATAAGATTGTACGGGTCTTGTCCATACTCTGTGATAAAACTCATCCTTAAAATTTGAATCATCCATTTCTTTGAATTTTTCCAAGAATTCTCGGTATTCAGGACTAATCAATTTGAACTTATCGGTGAAAATATTTTCAAACTGGTACCACACTGTTTCATGAGGTTTAATATCTCTTCTAGTTTGTTCTTTAGTTTGAGAATTAATCTCAGTAACAGTACCTCTAATATCAAAACCACAAAGATAAACTTGTGACTTGTCTTTATATGGTTCCATTCTTTGAAATAAATCATTTAAGATTGTTAAATCATGTAAGTGTGATGAACCGCCTAACCAACCAAATCTTAATTTGTCCGATTTTTCAGTCTTTTCACAAAACTGTGGTTCTTTTGGGTTAATTGCGTTTGGAAAAACTACAACATTTTTATTTAATTTACGAATTTCATCTGCAAATACACTTGTAGTTGTTATTACATACTTGGCAACTTTTAAGTTAGCCATAATTTTTTCGTGTATTTTATTAACAACTACCAAATCATGAATTGGGTGGTCTTTGGTTGGTAACCAATAGTCATCTAAATCCATAACGGTGATGATACCCATATCATTTAGTTTTTCGATAAATGATTTTGATTTATCGTAATCTAAACCAATAGTTCTATGAAAATGTACAATTGGATATTCTTTCCAAAAGTTCATATCCTCCATTGGAGGGTCATAAACGATATCCACGTGGAAATCATTTGGGTATAAATTCTGTAAGAAAATGTGTGGGTCAATTGAACGAAACTTACCAACTCCTGTTCTGTCGGATGGTAATACTAATATTTTTATTTTTGACATAGATAAACTTTTACTAAAGTATAGTAAGTTTATCACATAAAAAAAAGTATTATTTCATCTTTTTAATTTTTGTTACAACACCTTCAAATACGTGTTGACCAACTCTGAAACTAATTTGCTCTTTTGTTTTAGATGAACTTTCAGCAACTAAACCTTTTTCAGTTAAAACTTCGGTTATTGTGTCTCTGATGATTGATTTTAATAAACTATAATCAATACCAGGGACATATTGTCCTTGAGGTTGTCCTTGAGATTGTCTTTGAGTGTTAGATTCTTGTACGTTACCTCTAGCATCAGTTTTCATTAATCTTGCCGCGGCTTCAACTACTTCATTTGATAATGTTGGTCCACCAAAACCTGCAGGTTGTTCTATTGGATGTTCCATCATTAATTGTTTTATTTCGTTTGGTAATTTTGAATTTAATATTTTGTCTCTTGTTGGTAATTGATTTTGTGTTTGAGCAACAGGCTGTTGTACCTCAGACAAATATTCTTGTGGTATATTATAATTTGCTGGAGGTGCGTCATAATTTTGCAACTCAGGCATAGATATATTTCTTGCACTTCCTCTTGGTGTACCGTTATGTACATCCATTATTTTTTTAGCGACTACTAATTTTTGCATTAATTCGTTATTCATAATTAAACTGTTTGTGTTGGGAATTTAGCGATAACTATAACTTGGGTCATACTCTTATCACCGTTAAAGTTATAGCCTGGTTTAGGTTCTGTAAAGATATCACGTAAAGGTTTATACATAGTTATTTTATCAACACGAAATAATCTCCAAGATGGGAGCGGTTGTTCACCTTTATAAGCGGTATGAGAAGAACCTTCTTTATCCCAAGCTCTTAACACTAAGTTACCTGCTTTTGAACGACCTAAAGCAACAGGTTCTATTTCTCTTAAACCTCTACCACCTGGTTCATCACCCTCATAATAAATCGAGCATACTTGTCTTTGCTCAATTGATTTTTTGATATCGTCAATTGATGCTGCCTCAGTTATTAATGATTTTAACGAACCTAAAAGTTTCATGTTAACCTTCTACCTTGTATGGTTTGTTTGGTTGGTATTTATTGATTTTGATTTCATTTTTTCTTTCAGTAATATCAACTGAAGTTCCCGCTAAACCATTGTAAACATCTAAGAACGAACCAGTACCACGACCTAAAGTATCACCATCACCCATGGCATCAGGATTAGTTGATGAGTATTCATTTCCTTGTTGTTTATAGTCATTTTTAACAAGATTCTTTTTTCTTTCAGTATCAGCAATTGCAGTTAATCTGTTAGCTGGTTGTGAAAAATCTAAAGGTAATTTTTCCATAGTTATAAAATTTTTGTTATTAATTCATTTATCCTTTTAAGGCTTTCAGTTACTTGTAAGTCATACTTTTCAATAGTACTTTTATTTGCGGTATCTTGAGAAATATTCAAATTAACATTAGGGTCAGCCAATTCAGGTTTTGTACCAGTCATGCCCGTATTATTTCTAATGTCCTTCGAGGTAGATAAAGATTGTCTTGCTCCTGATAATACTGAGTTTACAAAATCTTTCATTTTGTTCTCACCATTTAATATGAATGGTGCGTCTTGTGGATTTCCAGAATATGAATCAAAAAAATTCTTTATTCTTTTTAATTCAGGGTATCCAACTTGAGTTGCTGTTTGTAATCTTCTATTACGATTGTATCCTTCAACATTAGCATCGGCATTTTTAACTTTAGCAAAACATATTCTCATATGTTGTTGCATATGTTGTGGAAACTGCCAAACTTTATCGTAAAGTTGATTATTCACTTTTCATTAGTTTCATAATATCCGAATTACTTAAACCTTCTTTTTCAGCCATTTTTTTCAATGTCTTTAAGTTTTTCATAAGTAATTTAGATGCGTTTATTTCTTTTGATTGGACATCAGTATCTTTACTTTTTTTGGTTAAGATATCCTCAAGAACCTTAATCATTTTTTCTCTTTCCAATGTTAAAATTCTCATATCAGCCCCTTTTTTCTTTTTCTTATCAAATTTTGGGTCTTTACCAAATTCCATTGCTCTACCTTCAGGGTCTTCAACTCCCATATCAGCTAAAACTTTAATTGTTTCATCTGGCGGTAAATCTTTAGTTTCTTCATAACCAAAAGCTTTTGACATATCCTCTTCTCTTTGAACACTCTCACCATAATAAATTCTATAACCACGAGTTAATGGATTACTTGGTTGTCTAGTTGCTCTTACAATTGTGTCCATAGTGTTTATTGGAGACAATGTTGGGTCGTGAATTGGAATTTTGGAATTGTTTAATGTTCCGTCAAAATCAATTAATTCTTCAATCTCTTCTTTTTCCTTTTTTTCAGGTGAAACTTTTTTAATTAAATTTCTAATATCTGATTTAGAAAATTTCTTTTTAGATTTTATAACTTTTTCCACCAATCTTTTAATATTGGATTCGGCACTTAAAGGAAGAGAAATTAACTCATCAATGTTTCTCGCCTCAGTTAAAGTATCTCCAACTGAAAAATAGACATCAATATTCTTTGTTCTTTTCTTTAGAAAGAAGTAGGTGTTGTCTGAATAATATTCTTTACCAAAATCAATCATGATTATTTTTTTACTATAAATACTGCGTCAAAGGTATTTATGTTATATGTCTTATCAGAACATTAATCAATATGTCTATAATAAGTGGTATTTACAACCTGTTCAGCAAGTTGAAGACCTATCATTATCCAACGATGAACGTGAATATAACGAAGAAGTTGTGTTCTCACCATTCATTATTGGTGTTAACGATGGTAATGTTTTACCTGTAAAAATGAACTTAAATAGTTCGGGTTCAAGTGAAGGATATATTTTGAATTATGGTGAATACGTACCTGAAAATATTATTATTTCAGAAAATTATTATAATGACTTACAGTTAGATTTAAGTTGTTTTTCATCAAAAACAATTTGTGATATTGGACTTACAGGTACTGATAATGGTTTGGTAACACAAATGACGGGTGAGACGATTACATTCACAAATGGATTATTACCAGATGTTGACAAATTTGATAGAAAAAAGTTTGATAGACGATTAAAAATGCACCAAGTAACAGGTTATACTTGGAACCCAAATCATAGATTTTCAGGTGTTACCGCAGGAACAATGTATGAAGTTGTTTCATATAATGCTGCAGATGTTGGAATTTATCACGAATTATATGGTGGTTTTTATCAAGGATTTTATGAATTGTTTGGGTATGATTACCAAATCTTACCTGAAAGATATCATAAAGGTTGGTCCGTTGAATTAACATTAAAGCCAAGATTATACGATGAGTATTTACCTCAATCGGGTCAAACAACATTAAATGATTATTATCCTGATAACGCAGGGATTTTCTTTTATATGGGAACACGTGCTGAAAACAAATATTGGCACCATGCAAACGGTTCAAATTCAGGGTATACAGCCTACACTCGTGTGACAGAAACATTAACAGGTGAAACAACTTGTATGTGTAAAGACTTAAACCCTGGTTATACATCATCATCGACCACGTATTTTGACATGTACACATCAAGTGGTAATCTTTGGATTACTCCAAACTTATCATGGATGACGGGTGACGACATATTGGTTTATCACGATTTTGAAAGTTATGTTATTGGTACCGTTACTGGTTACACAGCGTCCACAGGATATATAGGGTTTACAGTAACCGAACGAGTACACCCATCAGAATTTGAGTTTTGGCTGGTAGACAAACCAGACTTTTTAGAATATGCTGTTTCAAACTGTTATCCTGTTTACCCCCCAACAGGTACGACAAATTATCATTATACCAATACACCATGTTGTACAGGACCTCAAGATTGGGTGGACGATTTGAACACATGGTACGATTCAATGTCAAACGCCTTAGCGATTAAATTTAGTGGTGACCCACGTAATCCAAAAATTTGTGCAAGAACATTAACATTTACAGGTGATTGTATTTTTACAGGAGCGTGTGAAACATTAGGTAGAGAATCGGTTACAGGTTATTCTATTAACAATTATTGTTCTACCAAAGGAATATACGATGATTGTAGTGGTACGACATATGATAACCAAGAACATTGGGTGTTAGTTGATGTTGTATTTGAACGATACACTTGGTTTGATACTTGTGATTTGGTTTATCGTGGAGGATTAGGTGTAATAACATCAGTTCCATACACCGCATCTACAGACCAAAACTCTGTTTCGTTGATATCACCACCAATAACACATTACCAATTAATCCCACCAGTTATTGAATTGGTTGACTTAAACAATAATTGGCTGTTAGAAAAAGATTACCGTAAAGGTAAATTAAAAATTTATGTGAATGGAAAACATTTTGTTACATTTGATGATTTTGAAGAAATTATTCCTCGTGGATTATATGGACCAAAAGAAACACAAGTTGGGGTACCGTTTAATATTTCTTGGGGTGGTGGAACACAAGGTTTACACGAAAATTTAGTTTTCAGTGGATTACCTTCATCACTTTATAACGAGTATATACAAGACCCTGAATTATTCCCACCAAATATTTTAAGTGGAACAAGTTTAAGCGCTTTAACAACTAATATATTAATTGAACAAAATTTTGCGGGAACTTTTGATGGGGGTATTTCAACATTTAGTCTATATGCCAAACCATTGTCGGTTCCTGAAATACAGCACAACGCAAGAGTGTTGAAAAACAAATATAAACTATTAAACCCATACTGTAAGAACTGTGATGTTAATATAGAGGGTGACTTTACTTACCAATATATTTATTAAAAATGGCTTGTGGTGTATTAATTTCAAGTGTTAAATTTTCAGGACAAACTTGTCAAGTGACTTTTTTGGAAGATGGAACTAATCTAACATATTTGTTGGGTGAAGAAACTATCCCGTTTACATTTTTTCCTGCAGATGGAACTCCACAGGGGAGTTATTTTATGTATTTCTCAGGGAGTGACACAACATATCCATTAATTGTTAGCGGTGCGTGTCCAACACCAACACCTACATTAACACCAACTATAACTCCAACACCAAGTCTAACGGTAACGCCTACCATTACACCAACAGTTACTGAATCACCAACACCAACTCTAACTGTAACACCTACATATACCGAAACTCCTACTCAAACACCAACAGAAACGCCAACACCTACGGTAACAGAAACACCAACAGAAACGCCAACACCTACGGTAACAGAAACACCAACAGGAACTCCAACACCTACGGTAACAGAAACACCAACAGGAACTCCAACACCTACGGTAACAGAAACACCAACAGGAACTCCAACACCTACGGTAACAGAAACACCAACAGAAACACCAACACCAACCCCAACAAACACACCAAATTTACAAGGATTTGATTATACAAACTTCGCATCAACAGCAGATACGGTTTCTGTTGGTAGTACAACATTATCATCAAACATTCTTTATTTAACAACAAATACAAATGGTCAATCGGGTAATGTCTATAGAACAAGTGCAATCCAATATAATAGAAATTTCTCAGCTCAATGGGAGTTCATTATTGGTGGAGGAACTGGCGCTGACGGATATTGTGTTCAGTGGACAACAACAAATAATTCAACAGGACTCGCTGGTGGAGGTGTTAGTAGAATAGATTCTTTATCAACAATAAATGCTCTTAGTTTTACGACATTTGGTAATAATGATGTAACATGGTGGGAAAGTAGCGTTTCTCAAGGTAGTCAATCTTATGGAACAAGTTGGAGACAAACATTGTATTACTGGTTGGATTATAATCATGCAACTTCAACGGCCAATTTATACATTTCAACAACAAGTACAAAACCTGGCTCGTCTCAATTTACCTACACAGGATTTACATTTGATTCAACAAGTTACTATATGGGATTTGGTGCCGCCACAGGTGGTTCAAATGATAACCACGAGTTAGTGAATTGGAAATTGACATTTACTTAATTTTTCCTATTAACTTTTTCAATTCCTTTGATATTTTTTTGAAAAACTATTTTCATGAAAATATTTGTTCAAATTGCTTCTTATCGTGACCCTCAGTTGGTTCACACAATCAAAAACATGATTGAGAATGCCAAAAAACCAAAAAATTTAAGAATTGGTATTGCAAGACAGTTTCACCCTGAAGACGGGTTTGATAACATGTCAGAATACGAAAACGATAAAAGATTTAGAATCCTTAACATTCCTTATCAAGAATCAAAAGGTGTTTGTTGGGCAAGACACCAAGTCCAACAATTGTATCAAGGTGAAGAGTATACACTTCAAATCGATTCACATATGAGATTCGCACCCAATTGGGATGATGAAATGATTAAGATGATTAAACAACTTCAAAAGAAAGGACATGAAAAACCATTGTTAACGGGTTATGTTTCTTCGTTTGACCCAGATAATGACCCTCAAGGTAGAATGCAAGAACCTTGGAGAATGGTGTTTGATAGATTCATTCCTGAAGGTGCGGTATTCTTCTTACCTGAAACAATACCAGGTTGGAGAGATATGACCGAACCAATTACCTCTCGTTTCTATTCAGCACATTATTGTTTTACTTTGGGACAATTCTCAACAGAAGTGCAACACAATCCTGAATATTATTTTCACGGTGAAGAAATATCAATTGCCGCAAGAGCTTACACTTGGGGTTATGATTTGTTCCACCCACATAAAGTTTTGATTTGGCACGAATATACTCGTAAAGGTAGAACAAAACAATGGGATGACGATAAATCTTGGGGTGAAAAAAATAGTCATTCACATTTTACCAATAGAAAATTATTTGGTATGGATGGTGAAAAACAAGAAGGTCATGATGGACCTTATGGTTTTGGACCTGTTAGAACATTACGAGATTATGAAAAATATTCAGGTCTTTTATTTGAAAAGAGAGCGGTTCAACAGTATACGTTAGATAAGAATTACCCACCAAATCCATATAACTTTGAATCTGAAGAAGAATGGAAGAAAAATTTTGCTCAAGTATTCAAACATTGTATCGATATTGGATTCTCACAAGTCCCTGAAAAAGATTATGATTTTTGGGTTGTCGCTTTCCACGGTGAAAATGATGAAACCTTATTCAGAAAAGATGCTGACAAAGATGAAATCAATAGAATGATGAACGACCCTGATGGTTACTGTAAAGTATGGAGAGAATTCCAAACAGAACATAAACCAAAGTATTGGGTTGTTTGGCCTCACTCAGTTTCTAAAGACTGGTGTAATAGAATCACAGGAAATTTATAATTATGAATATTGACTATGCTATAGTTTCTACCGATGGTAATCAATTATATGATGGTTTTTGGGATTTAGTTAAAGGTTGTTGGAACAAAATTATTGGTGTAAAACCAATATTAGTTACCATCGGTGATGAAGATAGTTTTGAAGAGACTAAAGAACATGTCTTAGTAAGTTACAAAAAAGTTGATGGTATTAACACAGGTTTACAATCTCAAATTGCTAGATTGTACGTATCATCACTATTTGGTGAAAAAACTTGTTTAATTTCTGATTTGGATATGATTCCATTATCAAAAACATATTTTGTAGATAATGCAAAAGGTGTAAGTAATGATAGTTTATTAATCTACACATCAGACGCTTACGGATATCAAGACCAAAAAAGATATCCAATGTGTTATAATTTAGCAACAAGTAAAACATTTAAGGAAATCATGAATATAGATTCATCATTTCAAGATTTTGCTATTAAGTTAAACACCCTTGGACTTGGGTGGGACACTGATGAAATATTTTTTGGTTCGTGTGTTTTTGAATGGGAACAATCGAACAGAGAAAAAATTGTAAAATTACAAAGAGGTTTTGGAACTGGTTATGCCACAAAAAGAATTGATAGAGGTAATTGGGGTTCACATGATTTTAATTTAGTTTTAGAAGAATACTATTACGACTGTCACTCATTGAGACCTTATAATCAATACAAACAACAAATAAACAATTTAATTTATTTAATGGAACAAAAAAATGAATGTAAAATTATTTGATGAGAACTTGGTTGGACAACCAGGATTATCAAGATATATAGACCCCCAAAGTAATTGGGAACGTGAACCTGAAACATATGATGTTGGTATCTATGTCGATAGAATGTGTTTTACTCAACCAAAGGATGGTAGTAAAACAAATTGTGCTTGGTTAATAGAACCACCAATTATAAACGGTGAAAACTATATTAATATTGTTAAAGAAAAGGACAATTTCAAATATATTTTTACACATCATAAAAATATTGTTTCAGATGACTCAAATATTATTTTTATTCCACACGGTGGAACTTGGTTAAGAACTGAAGATATTGGTATTCACGATAAAAGTAAGTTGGTTAGTTGTGTTTTTTCATGGAAACAATGGAACCCATATCACAGAATGAGATTCCGTGTTTACGATAGATTAAAAGATGATACTCGTGTTGATTTCTATGGAACAGGATGTGAAAAACCTATTGAATATAAAATCGAATCGTTAAAAGATTATAAGTTCTCAATCGTTATTGAAAATAGTATTGAAAATGGGTATTTCACCGAAAAATTACTTGATTGTTTCTTATCAGGTACCATTCCAATCTATGTTGGTTCAAAATCGGTGAACGATTATTTTGATGAAAACGGTATTATACACTTTGAGGGTGATGAAGATTTACCAAACATCTTGGAAAAACTAACAGATGAACTTTACCAATCAAAAATGGAATCGATTAAAAAGAATTTTGATATTGCCAAACAATATATGCACCCTGAAATAATCATTAATAATTTTTTGAATGCAAATTTATAAGAATATTTTAGTTACAACAGCAAATAGTGCCTACTACTATTCTTTATTAACATTGATTAGTGGGGTACACACTTTTGGTCTTGATTGTGTAGAACAAATTTACGTATTTAATTTGGGTTTAGATATTTCAGAAATTAACACTTTGAAATCTTTGAAGAATGTTAGTGTTGTTGATTATCCACAAGATTATATTGATAGTCACGAACATTCTTTGGTACCAAAAAGTTATATGTATAAATTATTCTGTTTAACCTATTGTAAGAATTTTGCTGAAAACATTTTTTGGTTAGATGCTGGTGCAGCACCAATTAACAATATGTGTGTCATTTATGAATTAATTGAAAAAGATGAAATTTTTATGGTTGGTGATATTCATTTGAATAGAAACTATACTCATAAAACATGTTCAACTATTATGGAAGCAACTGAATCTGAAATGAATGACACTCAACTATCAGCTGGTATTATAGGATATAAAAAAGGTGGTAAATTCGACCATTTATTTGAAAAGGCTTATCAATACGCTTTACAAGGATGTACTATTGGTCAGGAAGAAAACCATAGAAATGACCAAAGTGTTTTATCAATTTTAGCGTCAAGATACTCTTGTCCAAAACAAAACATCGATATTTTTGGTTATTGGACTGACACAAATAGAAATTATCAAACCGCAATGGAAAATAATGCGGTTATTTTTGTTCATAGACGAGGATATGAAAACAGACAAAATTTAATATATGAAAATTAATTTTAATGAAATACCAAAATTTGTAGTCAATCTTGAAAGAAGGCCTGATAGGTTAAAAGATGTTACAAAAGAATTTGAATATATGGGTTGGACTTTTGAAAGGTTCAACGCAATTGATACAAATAGTTATGAGGGTTGTGCTTATTCCCATCAAAAAATTGCACAAATGATTTTAGATGGAGGATATGAATATGCCATGGTATTTGAAGATGACATTTTCTTTATGCCATATACCAAAAATCTTATTCCAATGATTGAAGAAGAGTTGAATAATAATGAATGGTATTTTTTTCATTTGGCACCATCAATTCATAGACCGTTAAATAGATTCTCAGAAAACTTAATTGATTTAACAACATTACCACCAAAAGACCTTAATAGACATAGAGGTATTTTTGGTACTTCAGGATTTATTCTAACAAGAAAGGCTTGTGAATATATTGTTAAATGGAATACCAATGACATTATTGAGAATAGTCATATGCAAATTCCAATTGATGAATTTTTAGATAGGGCAGTCTATCCTAATATACAATCTTTTTCGGCTAAATTACCGTTAGTGGTTCAAAAACGAGATTATTCTGATATTAACCAAACAATCGATTCAAATTTTTATGTAATGACATATAATTGGAATGTATATTTTCCCGATAAAATTGATGGAAAATATATGGACTACGATAAATGTATAGAACTAAGAAACAACAATGAGAGTTAAAATAATGACAAGTATTTATTCAGACCTTTATGGTTCTGAATTAGGTGGAAGACCTGGTAGAAAAGACCATTATAGATTTAGTTTGTTGTCTTTATTAAAGATGACACAAGCAGATTTTATCTGTTATACTTCTGAAAGAGAGGTTGATGACTTAAAAGATTTTTTTTATAAAACACATAATATTTCTGAAGATAGATTAAAGTTTGTTTTATTTGAGTTGTCTCAAAATGAGTATGCCGAATTAATTAATGGTGTTAAGGATATTGAACAAATAAAAAAATCTGATAGGTGTTATGAAATCCAATACTCCAAGTTTTCTTGGTTCAAAAACGAAGATAAATCTTACGACTATTATTTTTGGTTTGATGCAGGTTTATCACACACAGGTTTAATTCCTGACAAATATTTATCAGCACCAGGTTATAGATTTTATTATGAAGCATCATTATTCAATGATAAATTTTTAGATAATTTGATTGAGTATGCTGGTGATAAATTTGTAATGGTTGCAAAAGAAAACTCAAGGAATTTTTGGGAAGGTACTGTTGACCCTAAGTTCTATACAACATATGACAATAGTGTCCATGTAATTGGTGGTTTCTTTGGTGGAAAAACTGAACTATGGGATAAAGTAGTTAAACAATTTGATGATTATGTTAGACTTATTATTCCTGAACAAAAGAAATTGTTTTATGAAGAGCATTACATGTCATTAATGTATCAAAACCATAAAGATTGGTTTAAGACATTAAACTTCGATATTTGGTGGCACGAAGATAATCATAAAGAAGGAACCAAAGAGTTTTTTGAACAGAATAAAAGTTTTTACAAAATATTAGAAGAATTAAATGTCTAAAATAACATTGGTAACGGGACTTTGGAATATTAAACGTGATGAACTACAAGAAGGTTGGTCTCGTTCATTCCAACATTATTTGGATAAGTTTGACCAACTATTAAAGGTTGATAATCCAATGATAATTTTTGGTGATTCTGATTTAGAATCATTCGTTTTTGAAAGGAGAAATAAAGATAATACAATGTTTATCTCTCGTAGTCAAGAATGGTTCAAAAATGAATTTTATGACAAAATACAAACAATCAGAACAAACCCTGATTGGTATAATCAAGCAGGTTGGTTACCACAATCAACACAGGCAAGATTAGAAATGTACAATCCTTTGGTTATGTCAAAGGTATTTTTGTTAAATGATGCCAAAATTATGGACCCATTTAATTCAGATATGATGTTTTGGATTGATGCCGGATTAACAAATACCGTTCACCCTGGTTATTTTACACACGATAAAGTTTTAGATAAATTACCAAACTATATTAATAAATTTTCTTTTGTTTGTTTCCCATACCAAGCCGAAAATGAGATTCACGGATTTAATTTTAATCAGATTAATGGAATTGTAGGTGAAAAGGTAGAAATGGTTGCTCGTGGAGGGTTCTTTGGTGGTCCAAAACACACAATAGGTGATATTAACGGGATTTATTACAACTTGTTATCATCTACGTTGTCTCGAGGACTTATGGGGACTGAGGAGTCAATATTTTCAATTATGTGTTACAAACATTCAGACGTAATTGATTATTTTGAAATTGACTCTAACGGTTTGTTTGGTAAGTTTTTTGAGGACTTAAAAAATGACACGTTAGAACGAAAAAACAAACAAGGTTTTATTCCAATTAACGATGACTTAAACCTTGATAATACGGCTTTGTATGTAATCACATTTAATAGTCCAAAACAATTCGAAACATTACTTAATTCGATGACCCTCTATGATAAAGATTTTTTGGATAAACCAAAAAAGTTTTTATTAGATAACTCATCCGATTTATCAACTACCGAGAAATACTCGGAACTTTGTAAGGAATATGGTTTTGAACATATTAAGAAAGACAATTTAGGTATTTGTGGTGGTAGACAATGGGTTGCAGAACATGCGGAAGAAAATGGTTTTGATTTTCATTTCTTTTTTGAGGATGATATGTTCTTTTACCCCCAAAAAGGAGAAGTATGTAGAAATGGATTTAATAGATACGTTCCAAATTTATATAAGAACACATTAGAAATAACAAAAAAGAATCATTTTGATTTCTTAAAGTTTAATTATAGTGAGTTTTATGGTGATAATGGTACCCAATGGTCTTGGTATAATGTTCCTCAAAACTTTAGAGTAGAACATTGGCCCGAAAAACCAAACTTACCTGTTCATGGTCAAGACCCAAATGCTCCAAGAACAAAATTCAAACATATAAGGACACATAATGGTATTCCATTTGTATCTGGTGAGGTTTATTATTGTAACTGGCCTCAAGTTGTAACCCGTCATGGTAATAAGAAAATGTTCTTAGAAACAAAATGGGCACACCCATTTGAACAGACATGGATGAGTTTTATTTTTCAAGAAACTATCAAGGGAAAAATCAATCCGGGACTACTACTTATGACCCCAACTGAACACGATAGGTTCGAATTTTACGATGGTTCATTAAGAAAAGAATCTTAATGGTATTTATTAGTAAAAACAAATGGATTTTTACATCAAGAAAAATGCGACATTACCACTTTTGAAGATGCAAGTGGTTAAGGATGGTAGAAGTGAATACCAACAATTTATGGATTCATTAGAAACCGCTACAATCACATTTACTATGATTAATAGTGCTACAGGTATTCCAAAAATTGTGGCCAAACCATGTTATATTACAACTTTAACAAATCTTGACGTAAATGCCTTACCTGAATATTATGTTTATTATAGATTTACTGAAAGGGATACAAACCAAGTCGGTGTGTATACAGGTCAGTTTTTAATCCATAATGATACTGGTGATTTGATTTTACCAATCAGAGAAGAGTTGACAATTTATATCCAAGAAAGTTTTGTAGTAAAATCACCCTGTTGTTGACGGGACCAAATCTAACGTATATATTTATTGGTAATGAGTAAGACAAACTCCGTATACTACGGAAGATAATACGTCACTCGGCTAATATTATACAAAATGATAACTAACGAAGAAATTAAGTCGTTCTTAGAGGGTAATGACCCAGAACAATTCATAGTCGCCATCGAGTTTGACTATGTAACCAACTCAATCTACAAAATTAAAGAAATTCCCGGTAAAGGGAAATCAATCCAAAAAGACCATTTTATTCCATTTGCTTGGGTTGGTGACCTAAAGGGTTTGAATTTTTATCAAGGTTCAAAAGCCCTTCAAAAAGAAGCAATGTCAAAACACAAGATTGTTATTGACAAATTAGAAACACATGGAAATGAGAGATTAGAAAAAGGTTTGACCTATATGGTTAAATCACTTGCGGGATATCGTGAGTTAGTTCAGTTTTTCCGTGATGGTGGTATTGACCCGTGGGGTGAAAAATCAAAAGAGTTATTCTTGATGTTACCACCCGTAGAACAATATCTTATTCAAAAAGAAAAACGATTATTCAAAGGATTTGAAGAATACAACGACATAACAAGGTTTGTATTCGACTTAGAAACGACCTCACTTGAACCAAAGGATGGTCGTATATTCATGATTGGAATGAAAACAAACAAAGGGTTCCACAAAGTAATTGAGTGTGATACCCCTGAAACTGAAAAGTTGGGTCTTGTTGAATTCTTTAAGACAATTGACGAACTTAAACCAAGTATCATCGGTGGTTATAACTCATTTAACTTTGACTGGTTTTGGATATTTGAACGAGCTAAAGCACTTGGATTGGACATTAGAAAGATATCTAAGTCACTCAACCCTGAAAGACCGATAACACAGAAGGAACAAATGTTGAAGCTTGCCAACGAGGTAGAAAGATACCCACAAACATCAATGTGGGGATATAACATCATTGATATCTTACATTCGGTTCGTAGAGCCCAAGCGATTAACTCAAACATTAAGTCCGCGGGTTTGAAATACATAACTCAATATTTGGAAATCGAAGATGAAGACCGTGTATACATTGACCACACAGAAATCGGTCCTATGTATTCAAAAAAGGAAGATTATTGGTTAAATGTTAAAAACGGAAAGTACAAAAAGGCTGACAACCCCCAATTTGATAATCTTGATGAAAGATTTCCTGGTACATATATCAAAACTACAGGTGATAAAATTGTAGAACAGTATCTTGACGATGACTTAGATGAAACCCTACGTGTGGATGACGAGTTCAACCAAGGTTCGTTTCTTTTGGCTTCGTTGGTTCCCACAACTTATGAACGTGTAAGTACTATGGGTACTGCAACTTTGTGGAAGATGATTATGTTGGCTTGGTCTTACAAGTACAACTTGGCAATTCCTGAAAAACAAGGTAAGACGGATTTCGTTGGTGGTCTTTCTCGTTTGATTAAAGTTGGATATTCAACAAACGTGTTGAAATTGGACTTTAGTTCACTTTATCCATCTATTCAGTTGGTACATGATGTATTCCCCGAGTGTGATGTGACAGGGGCGATGAAAGGTTTGTTGGGTTTCTTTAGAAGTTCACGTATCATGTACAAAGAATTGGCTGAAAAGTTTGAAAAGACCGACCCTAAGAAATCAAAGTCTTATGACCGTAAACAGTTACCTATTAAAATCTTTATTAACTCGATGTTCGGAGCTTTGTCAGCACCTCAAGTGTTCCATTGGGGTGATATGTACATGGGGGAACAGATTACTTGTACGGGTAGACAATACTTACGTCAGATGATTGGTTTCTTTATGAAACGTGGATACGAACCATTGGTTATGGATACGGACGGTGTGAACTTTTCATCACCACCAAATGTCCATGAACGTACATACATTGGTCGTGGTTTGAATTGGAAAGTTAAAGCGGGTAAAGAATATACAGGTGCAGCTGCCGATATTGCCGAATATAATGACATATTCATGAGAGGTGAGATGGCGTTAGATAACGATGGTGTTTGGCCATCATGTATTAATTTGGCTCGTAAGAACTACGCTTTGATGACGGATAAAGGTAAAATTAAATTGGTTGGTAATACTATCAAATCAAAAAAACTACCAGGTTATATTGAAGAGTTCTTGGATAAAGGAATTAAGATGTTATTGAACGGTCAGGGTAAAGAATTTATCGAATATTACTATGAATATCTTCAAAAGATATATGACCAAAAAGTTCCTTTGGCTAAGATTGCTCAAAGAGCTAAAGTAAAACAAAGTTTGAAAGATTATCAGGTTCGTTGTACCCAAACAACAAAAGCTGGTTCGTTAATGTCTCGTCAAGCTCATATGGAACTTGCAATTCATAACAAATTGGCAGTCAATCTTGGAGATGTAATTCTTTATGTAAATAACGGAACTAAGGCATCACACGGTGATGTTCAAAAAGTTAACAAATTAAAAAGTGGTTGGAGAAAAGATGATTTAGATTATTACATGGCGGCAAATGGAAAAGCACCTAGTGATGCCATGGAATCAATGGTTAGAATTAATTGTTATATGTTGAATCCATCTGATTTGGAGGAAAATCCTGACATGACAGGTGAGTACAATGTACCAAGAGCAATATCAACTTTTAACAAACGTATTGAACCACTAATGGTAGTGTTCAAAGATGAAGTTAGAGCAGGTTTGATTGTTGATAACCCTGAAGACAGAGGAATCTTTACAACCGCACAATGTGAATTGATTAATGGAAATCCATTAGGTGAAGGTGACCAAGATGATTTGGGTGATGTATTAACAATTTCAGAACAAGAAATGTTATATTGGGGAAAACGTGGTTTGGAACCATTCTACATTTATGAAAATGCTGAAGAGGGTTGGGAAAGTCAAATCACAGGTTTACCAAATCTTCAAACCGTCTGAAGATAATATATACCAACACTTGTTGATGAATACAAATTCAACACAAGCACCTTTATCGATTGATATTTCATCCCATTCTTCATCAACAGAACCGATATCGGGTATTATCAAAACATTAGTCATTGCTTTGATTTTTACCCTGTCGGTAGTTGTTGAATCCAATTTTAATTTACAATTAGGAACACCTGTAATAACAATGGCGTATTCACCACTTGTTTTATATTCAGGTTCAGACACTACACAATAGTCAGAAGTTCTTATTCTGTAACCATTGATGATTTTTTCGATGGGAATTGATTTTATTATAGACATATTATACTACTGTAATTGGTATAGGCATTGCTCTAAATTTCAACTGTTTGTTCAAATTTTCAGCAATTAACGCTTCTTTTTCCATTTGTTTTTCAGGACGAAGACGTTCCAACCTTTCTTTAAGTTCAGTAACCAAAGTTACTTTTTCATCTTTAGCCTCAGTCGATAATGACTGATAATCCATAATAAGTTCACTATCAGGTGTTTTTAAGTTACCACTGAACTTACCTCTAACTCTTGCTAAAGTTTCTTTACAATAGGCTGTAAACCATCTTCTTACCCATTGTTGTGCAGGGTCATTTAAGTCCTGCCAGTTAAGAGCATCTAATGGGATATCGGAAGGTAATTTTACGATATCAGGATTATCTTTTAGACATTGGTCACGGTCAGCGTCTGTGGTATCATAATACCAATACCAAACCTGACCTCTCATTAATTCATTATTACCAAAGTCAAACTTACCACCTGGTGTGTTGTATAACATGATGGCTCTTTTACCATTTGGTAAAGCCGTTACACGATAACTAACATCAGGTTGGATGATTCTTCTTTTAATGTTTACGTCCTGCATACGTGCAAGTGCATCATAAGCCGAGAACATAAAGTATCCACCACCACCCCATCCAGGTTGTGCGTATCCACCAGCACCCCCAATACCAGGTCCACCAAATCCACCAAATGACCAAGGGTCATAAAGAAGACTATTTTCTTCTGCGGGTGAGTACCAAAGCAATTCGTTAATTTCACGACCTGCAGGAATTTCATATATTTGAACATTTTGTTCTAACTTAAAAAAGTCTTTTTTCAAAACCCAAGGACCTGAGTTTTGTAAACCTACAATTTTAGAATATGCGTAGGTATATTGAGTTTCCCAATCTAACGTTCTTCTAACTAAAGCATTTGCGACAGATTGAGTTGCCAAATCCATACCATACAAACTAGTCCATTGACTTTCAATCAACCAATCATAGATGTATTGTGTGTAGTCACCAATAGATAATTCCATTAAGGAATCCATCTGTTCCATATCCAACTCAACTGCTCTTAAAGGAGCTCCCAATTGATTTAGGATACGATTATAAAGTCTGGTTCTTTCTGGTTCTGCAATAACTGCCATAGTTTTTTCTTAATAAATATCAATCAATTACAATTGATACAATTTAGCGTCAATCGGAAAGTAATAAACTCCGTCAAATATTCTTGAATTCTTATTATCAAAGATGACCATGTCACCAAGATTTTTCATAAAAATCATCCAATCAGTTTGGTATTTTTTAACATTTGCTGTTCCATCCACTTTGTACATATCACTTTCTGTTTTTGTAATATGACTAAATGGTTTAACTTGTGCGGTATGTTCTTTACCATCAACAATGATTTTAACATCAACACCTTTTAACATATCTTCTTTGGAACCAAGTTCACCAATTTGAATCACATTGTCATCACCAAATTGTTTTTTCAATTTAACAACAACAGCATCTTCAGTTTGTCCACCTTTTTTAGATGACGCACCCATGACACTCATCATTGTCTTAAGTGTTTCTGATTCTGTATTAAATACTCTAAATTTAACATGATTAAGAACCTTTAACATCCTAACCATTTCATCAACTTGTTCTTTTGGAGTTTTATTGTTGAAGTCGATTAAAGGTTTATTAATCTTTTCAAGATATTTGTTTAAGTCTTTTTTCAACACACAAAATGCTGAATAATTTGTATTCAAATAATTGATAATTGACCTACCTTCACCTTCCAAGTTGTAAATTCCCGACATTGTTCCTGGTGAGTATTCATCTCTACCATAATATCTTTCAGGGAATACCTCTTTTAAGATTTGCATAATTGCGTTTTTGTAAACATTCAACGCATCACGGTTTTGATTGAAGAATTGTTTTGATGCCATTCTGTCGGCAGATGAACAAGGTTCACTTTTAACAGCTTCGGTTAAGAATTCTTTTGCTTGTTCACTCTCTTTAATAGTCTTGTCAAGTTGTTTTTTCAATACGTCTTCAACGTAGTCCCAATTCACAACTTTCCAAAAGTTTTTGATATATTCTTCTTTTCTATTTCTATATCTTAAGTAATAGGCATGTTCCCATAAGTCTAATCCCAACAATGGATAACCACCTTGTTCAACAACATCCATTAATGGATTGTCTTGATTTGGTGTGGTCATAATTTTTAAGGTTCCACGTTTGGTTAATACTAACCAACACCATCCTGAACCAAATCTGTCTTTTGCTTGACCATCAAATTTTTTCTTGAACGCAGCGAATGAACCAAAGTTTTGATTAAGTTTCTTTAATATTAAACCTTTTGGTGTCATTGTCTTTGGAGATAACATTTTCCAAAACAATTGGTGGTTAAATGCTCCACCCGCTTGGTTTCTAATAAACTTGTTGAATCGTTCAATTGTTTTTACAATTTCTTCCAAACTTAAGTCACCGTAGTCTTTATCACCTAATGCGGCGTTCAACTTATCTACATAACCTTTGTAATGTTTGTTGTAATGTACGTTCATTGTCTCGGGGTCAATGAACTGTTTAAGTGCCGAATATGCGTAAGGTAATTTTTCTACACTAATTTTTTGGGCTTCTTCAACAACTTTTCTATGTTTAACATCTTGTTGTCTTTTTTGTTCTTTCTTCTCTAATTGTTCTTCCAAAACTTCTATTCTGTTCTTGAGATTTTTCATAAGTTCGGCTTTTGTTTTTATTAATTATAAATAAGCCGAACTTTGATTATCTTCTCATTTCATTAATTAAATTCATGATTTCTTCGACAGAATCCATTGAATTTGCATTGTCACCCATGATTGTCTCAAAGATGTTTTTCTTCTTTTTGAGTATGTCGTAGATAATTCCTTCAACTGTATTGTCAAAAATCGGGTAATAAACTAATACGTTATTTTTTTGTCCATAACGGTAACTACGGTCTTCAGCTTGTGAGTGGTCAGAAGGTAAAAACGATAAGTCATTCATCACAACGGCTTCAGCGGCAGTCAATGTGATACCAACACCAGCAGCTTTAATGTTTCCAACGAAAACCATAACATCCTCTTCAGTCTGAAAACGGTCAACAGATAATTGTCTTTCTTTTTGAGACATTTGTCCGTCAAGTCTTACTGCTTTTTTACCAAAATGTTCCAAGATAAGTTCTAAACTTTTTGTAAAGTTAGTAAACACAATAACTTTTTTACCTTGTTCGATAATATTTTCACATAATTCGATGGTTGCCTTTGTTTTTTCATCGGCAATTACCTGACGAACTTTGGTTAACTTGGTAAATTGAAGGGTTAATGAATCTGCCTCACCACTTTTATCGTACCAATCGTAGTATTCACCCATAAGTTCTTCATACTCTTTTGATTTCAACCTCAAATAAACGGGTGTAATTATTTTTTCAGGTAAATCCAATACGTTCTCCTTTAATCTACGAAGGACAAGTGGTGCGGTACGGTCTCTTAACTCTTCCAAATTGGATGCTCCACTAACATTCCATATTTTACGTCTTCCTGCTTGGAACTGAAACCCGTTACAATACCTTTTTACAAATGCCATCCAATTCTGAGCAACAGGTGAATCAATTAAGTTCAATAAGTTGTAGTAGTTTATTGGTCTTGATGTGATTGGAGTACCAGTCAACAACCAAACACGGTCAACTTTCTTTCCAATGTCATTAATTAACTTGGTTCGTTGTGCTTGTGAGTTCTGAATATAATGTGCTTCATCAACAATTACTAAATCAAACTTTGAATTAACGATTGTTGATGCGTCTTTCTTTTTATCGTCATGGAAATTTTTAATAATATCATAATTGATAATTACAAAGTCGGCATCGTCCCATTTTTTTCCTTCAATAATACTTGTCGTTCTCTGAGAATAGTTTTCAATCTCACGTTGCCAGTTAATCTTCAAAGATGCTGGACAAATGATTAAAACTTTCTTAGCTCCCGTCTCCAAAGCGGCAATAATGGTTGAAGTAGTTTTACCCAAACCCATATCATCAGCCAAAATGAATTTTTTATTCTCCACCAATTTTTGAATTGCTTCTTTTTGGTGGTCAAGTGGTGGACGGTGTGAATACTTCTCGTAATCAATAACAACGTTCTCAACCTTATTGTTTTTAAGTAACGCAACTTTAGGTAACCAAAAGTCATGAAGTTCCTGACTATCAAAGAATTTCCCCCAAATATGGTAAGAAGTATCTTTTTCAATCAAAAGTTTTTCAACATAAACTTTGGTCGCAATTTTGGTAAATAATTTTTCGTCAGAAATTTTTTTGGAAAAATATTCATCCAAATCAACCCACTTCTTGGCAACCTTTGGTGTTGTATTAAAGTAATTTACAATATATTCGGCTTGAGCTCTTGTTGGATAAAACTTTTTATTATCAATTTGTTTTTGTCTTAAGCGCATAATGTAATTGTTGGCGCCTGAGTAGGTTTCCAACAAGTCAAGAGCCTTCCTTTCCAAGACTGATACATTACTTATGTTCTCAACATTTTCCAATCTTGTAAAAGATAATCAAAAACTAAGTATTTATCAATAAGGTATTGATATGTCACAAAAATTAGTTCCAATAACAAGATTAGGTAAATTCTTCGGTGGTGAAGATTACAACTTAGACATCTCTATGGGTAGAGAATGGTTAGACGGTGATATGAATTTCACTATTGTAGTTTATCGTGTTGATAGAACTAAAACTGTTAACGATGATGTTTATGGTGAGGTATTACCACAAGGTATTCAATTCTTACCCCCAGTATCTGTAAAAGCCTACGTTCAGATTTTACAACCTGAAGAAAGATTCTTGGGTAGTTCTAAGGTATTACAGAACGAACCTGGTAATTTGAAATTTGCAATATATAACCAAGATTTAATTGATTTGGAAATGAATATTAAATTGGGTGACTATATTGGTTATTGGATAACAGAATCACAAGTTAGATATTATTCAGTGGTAAATGCTGGTGTTCCTAACTTTGACAATAAACACACTTATGGTGGTTATAAACCATTTTATGTTTCATACATTGCAACACCTGTAAGTGAAAACGAATTTAATGGAATCTAATGGGTTATCCTAAAAAAGTTATACCAACAATTAATCTTACACCTGAAAAGACACTTCTTCAGAGAAGAGAACAATTGCTTAGTTATATTACAGAAGACGGAACTTATTTACCAAAACAATTATTACACCCTGAATTAGATAGGGGGTTTTTAGATTTTGTAAAAGAAGATTTGGAAACTATTGTTGCAGGAAAGATAATTCCAATGGTTGATATTATTATTACAACACAGAACTGGTCTCAGTTTACTGAAACTTGGGACTTTAATGATTTGAATGGTAATCCAAATCCACCATTCATAACTGTTGTCCGTCAACCTGAAGTAAAGTACGGTAGTAATCCGGCACTTCTTTGGAATATTCCAAATAGAAAAGAGTTTTATTATGCCGCAGTCCCAACATGGAATGGAAACATTAAAGGTATGGATATCTACAAAATTCCACAACCTGTTCCTGTTGATATTACTTACAATGTTAAAATTGTTTGTAATAGAATGAGAGAGTTAAACGAGTTCAATAAAAATGTGATTCAAACTTTTGCATCTCGTCAAGCCTATAGAAAAATTGAGGGTCATTATATTCCAATCATCATGGGTAACATTTCAGATGAATCTGTTATTGAGGTGGAAAAAAGAAGATTTTACATTCAAAATTATGAATTCACAATGTTAGGGTTTTTATTAGACCCTGACGAATTTGAAGTGGCACCTGCGGTATCAAGAGTTTTCAATACTTTTGAGGTTGTTGGAAATATTCCACCACCAAAAAGAAGAAAGTTCCCCGAAAATCCATCATCATTTGATTATACCTTGAACTTTGGTGTGTCTGAAACGACAAAAGATATTATTGCCGATTATACAGGAAATTTTTCTTTAATGGGTAATACCAATATTGATAATGAAAATGGTATTGATGTTTATATTAAACCACAAGGTTCTTTAACTTTTGATTTTTACGGAACTGATGTTCCTGTAATACAAGTTAATACCAACGATACACTTCGTTTTGAAATTACTAAGACAACACCAGGTCAGGTTGCATCATTAAGTTATCAAATTGTTTTGGAACCACCTGCAATTCCATACATTTAATCTTCTCCGTATATATCCTTTTTTTCAGAACATTTTTCTTTGATTAAGTTTTCCAAAAACTTATACATTTTGATACCTCGTTTGTCACAGTAGTTTTTCAAAATTGTGTGTGACTCTATCGATATCTTAAGATTTTTAATTTTCTTTTCCATAGTCAGAATAAAGGCAGAAAATAGTCTGCCCATTTTATAAATAGATATTGGAAAGTAAAGTTTTTCTAAAAATACTGAATATTTATGTTATAAATAAAACATGAACAATATCAAACAAAATGGCAGTATCAAATAAAATTTTCGTTTCTCCAGGTGTCTATACATCTGAATATGACTTAAGTTATGTTGCTCAAAGTGTCGGTGTTACAACTTTGGGTGTTGTGGGTGAAACACAAACAGGTCCAGCTTTTGAACCTATCTTCATCACAAACTACAGTGACTTTGAAGCATATTTCGGAGGTACAATCCCAGAAAAATTTGTGAACACACAAATTCCAAAGTACGAATTGGCGTACATTGCTAAATCTTATCTACAACAATCTAACCAATTGTTTGTTACCAGAGTTTTGGGTCTTTCGGGTTACGATGCGGGTCCATCTTGGTCAATTACCACAATTGCAAACGTTGACCCAGGAACAATAGGTTTCAGTGGTTCACCTCAAGCATATACAGTGAATTTCTCGGGTAATACTGGCGGTACTGTAAACTTCTTAACATCATTCCCAAGTATCATTCAAAATAATTTGGATGTACCATTTACTCAATTTGACGGAAGTACTAGTACTTTAAGAGACCAAATTGATGCTGAATTGAGTGGTGTAATCGCAAGTTCTGCAACATCAGCTACTACGATTTATTATTACGGTACTGTTTCATCGGCTATCACCCCAAGTGTATCAGCGTATACAGCATCAACAAACGTATATCAAGTTTCGGGAGTAACTACCGCGGATGCTAACTATTCAGCATCAACTAACGACGCTTGGTACTATGCAAACTTCAACATTTCATCAGGAGATGCTTATACAGGTTACTCTTGGTTCTCAGTAGTTTCATCATTAACTGATTTAGGTTCAGGAAATTTCTCAGGAACTGCTTCAGGTTCGGTTTATTACTACTCAGGAACAGCATATACAGAATACAATAATATGGTTGCAGCTACACTACGTTCAAGAGGTATTGCAACATATGCTGGTGCTAATACAGGTCCTGATTACACAGTAACAGGTTTAACTAGTGTTATCATTAACAACTCAGGAACTTATTCGGCTATTACACAAAACCCATTTGCGGAATTTGCGATTTCAGGTCAAACTGCAGATGGAACTGACTTTAGTTTCATGACTTCATTGAATACTTCAGATACAAACTACATTACTAAAGTGTTTGGTCAAACAAACTTTGGTAAATTAAGAACTGAAGTTCCTTTGTTTGTTGAAGAAAAATTCTCTAACTTATTAAATTACTCTTATAACAAAGGTTACATCAGAGGTATTAATTCTGACTTCGTGGCTTTACCAGGTGTAAGATATACTTCAACTACTGATACTATTGCTGATTATTTGGTTCCTTACAAATCTGCTGAATCACCTTGGGTTGTTTCTCAACTTCGTGGTAATACAGTACAAAGATTGTTTAAGATAATCACTGTTTGTGACGGTGACTCGGCAAACTTACAAATTAAAATTTCAATTCAAAATATCTCATTTACTAATGGTACATTTGATTTGGCTGTTCGTTCATTCTACGATACTGACTCAAACCCTGTAGTTATTGAAAAATACACTAACTGTAGTTTAGACCCAGCTTCTAATAGTTACATCGCTGTTAAAGTTGGTACTGCTGATGGTGAATACGCTTTGAATTCAAAATACATCATGTTGGAAATGAATGAGGATGCTAACCCTGATTCATTACCTTGTGGATTTGAAGGATATGAAATTAGAGAATACGCTAACGCAACTCCTCCATTCCCAGTTTACAAGACATCATATAACTACCCAAGTGAAATTATTTATAACCCACCATTTGGTACAACAGCTGGTGACAACACAGTACAAAGTGCTGGTGATAGAGTAAGAACATCTTACTTAGGTATCTCATCACAAATTGGTTATGACCCTGACTTCTTTATGTTCAAAGGTGTTCAAAAACCAAACGACTTGTGTGTTGAAGACCCTGCGTTACCTTGGAACTATCAAACAAAAGGTTTCCACATGGATTCAGGAGCGACTGTTGTAACAATCGCATTTGGTCCAACATCAGGAACATCAGCGTTTGAAGTTGGTGATGCATCGTTCCAATCTGACCCTGAAACTCCAGCAAACCCTTACTACCAAATCCAAGCAAGAAAATTCACATTCTTGGTTCAAAAAGGTTTTGATGGTTGGGACATATACACAGAAAAAAGAACAAACACTGATAGATTCCAATTAGGTGGAGCGGGTTACCAAAAAGGTGCATGTTCAACAACAAGATATCCAAACGCAACTGGTTGGGGAGCATTCAAACCAATCGCAATCGATAACTTCACTGATTATGCAAACACTGATTACTACGCATACTTGTTAGGTATTAGTACATTCGCTAACCCTGAAGCAACTACTATTAACGTATTTGCAACACCAGGTATTGATTATGTGAATAACTCAAACTTAGTTGAAGATGCTATCTCAATGGTTACATATGACAGAGCTGATTCTATCTACATCTGTACAACACCTGATTGTAACTTGAATATCCCTGTTCAGACAGGAAACTTCATTTACCCAACAGAAGCTGTTGACAACTTAGTAAATACAGGAATTGACTCTAACTACACAGCAACTTATTACCCTTGGATTTTGGTAAGAGATACTGTTAATAACACACAAATCTACTTACCACCAACAGGTGAAGTTTGTAGAAACTTGGCTTTGACAGATAACATTTCATTCCCATGGTTTGCAACTGCGGGTTACACAAGAGGTTTGGTTAACTCAGTTAAGGCTCGTAAGAAACTTACACAACAAGATAGAGATACATTGTATCAAGGTAGAATTAACCCTATCGCAACATTCTCTGATGTTGGAACTGTAATTTGGGGTAACAAAACACTTCAAATCGCTGATTCGGCATTAAACAGAATTAACGTAAGAAGATTGTTATTACAAGCTCGTAAGTTGATTTCGGCTGTTTCTGTAAGATTGTTGTTTGAACAAAACGACGCTAAAGTAAGACAAGACTTCTTAGATGCGGTTAACCCTATCTTAGATGCTATTAGAAGAGACAGAGGTTTATACGACTTCCGTGTTACTGTAAGTAACTCACCAGAAGACTTAGATAGAAATACAATGACAGGAAAAATTTATTTGAAACCAACAAAAGCGTTGGAATTCATTGAAATTGATTTCTTAATAACTCCAACAGGAGCATCGTTTGAAAACATCTAATAATTTATGTTGAAAAACAAAAAAAATAATCCAGTATCATCGTTACGTGAAGGTTTCGATGATGCTGGTACGCCAGACTTAAAGTATTACGCTTTTGATTGGGATGACAACTTAATGTACATGCCAACAAAAATTATTTTAAGGGATGAAGAAGGTAATGAAGTTCCAATGTCTACTGAGGATTTTGCGGAACATAGACACCAAATCGGTAAAGAAGAGTTTGATTATAATGGACATAAAATTGTTGGGTATGCTGACCAACCTTATAGAAATTTTAGAGAAGGTGGTGACAAACAATTTAAGATTGACGCTATGAAAGCAAAAACCGGTCCGGCTTGGTCTGATTTTGTGGAAGCAATCAACAACGGGTCAATTTTTTCAATAATCACCGCTCGTGGTCACAACCCAAATACACTTAAAGATGCGATTTATAATTTAATTGTGTCCGACCATCAAGGTATTAATAAAAAATTATTATTAAAGAATCTTAGAAAATACAGAGACATTGCAGGTATGGAAGACAAATCTGATGTCGAGTTAATAAAAGATTATTTAGATATGAACAAATATTACCCTGTTAGTTTTCTTGACCCAACAGGAGCGGGAAATCCTGAACAATTAAAAGTGGACGCAATGAGGGAATTTATTTCTTATGTAAAATCTCAAGCAAAACAATTAGGTAAAAAATTATATCTTAAAAATGATGTGAAAAATAACTTTGTTCCTAGTATTGGTTTTTCAGATGATGATATTAGAAATGTAGAAGTAATGAAGAAGAGTTTTGAAGATGAACCAATGTTAAAGAATTACTATACTGGTAAAGGAGCTAAAACTAGATACTAATGGGAGTATAATTTTGAAAAAAACAAAGTAAAGACAAAAATTTTCCAGTAGTATGTATTTATATATAAATAAACTAAAACAAAAGTAAAAAAACAAATATACCATGGCTGATTTATTAATGAAAATGCCGGTTCCTTACGAACCAAAAAGAGCGAACCGATTTATATTGAGATTCGACACAACTTTAGGTATTAATGAATGGTTCGTAGAATCATCAGGAAGACCATCTATTGACATCAACTCTACAGAAATACAATTTTTGAATACTTCTACATTCGTAGCAGGTCGTTTCAAATGGAACCCAATTTCTGTTAAATTCCGTGACCCAATTGGTCCATCAGCGACTCAGGCTCTTATGGAGTGGGTTCGTTTACATGCTGAATCTGTTACAGGTCGTATGGGTTATGCTGCAGGTTACAAGAAAAATGTTGACCTTGAAATGTTAGACCCAACTGGTGTTGTTGTAGAAAAATGGATTTTGGACGGATGTATGATTACTAAAGCTGCTTGGGACAACGTAGCATATAGTGATGACAAATTAGCAGGATTAGATGTTACATTACAAATGGACCGTTGTATCTTGGTTTACTAATATAGTGTTTACTTTTATATTGATTAATATTTAATCTAAGGTATATTTAACACAGGGACTAATTCCCTGTGTTTTTTTTATGGATGAAAATTTAATGAAATATGGTCAACAAGAATTTAACTTACCACACGATGTGGTTAAACTTCCATCTGAAGGTAAATTCTACAAATCAAAAAAGAAGTCGGTTAAAGTTGGATACTTAACTGCGGCTGATGAAAATACAATCATGGCTTCCAATGGAGATGACATGATTATGACTTTACTCCGTAGTAAAGTTTATGAACCGGATTTGAGACCTGAAGACATGTTAAATGGTGACATTGAAGCATTGTTAATTTTTTTAAGAAACACTTCTTTTGGTCCTGAATATAAGATTTCTGTTATTGACCCCCAAACTAATAAGAGATTCCAAACCGATATTATGTTGGATGCTTTGGATTTCAAAAAAACATCTGTACCACCAAATGAAGACGGAACATTTGATGTGACACTTCCAAAATCTGGTGTTAATGTTAGAATTAAACCATTAACATGGAGAGAAATTCAAGATATTAATAAATTGGGTGAAAGTTATCCTGTTGGTAGAGTAGCTCCAAAGGTTACTTGGAAACTTCAAAAACAAATTGTATCTGTCGAGGGTGACGGTGACCAAGGTACAATTAACAAATTTGTTGAAGGTTTACCAATTATGGATTCCAAGTTTATAAGGAACTTTATTAATGAAAATGAACCCCAATTAGATTTAAGAAAAACAGTTATGACCCCGTCAGGAGAAAAGGTAGATGTTGACATCGCCTTCGGGGTGGAGTTTTTTCGGGTTTTCTTCTGATTATAAAAAATACCAATTAGACGAATTTTATATTCTAAACAAGAATTTGAATATTTCTTGGACTGAGTATCATCAGATACCTACATTTGCTCGTAGATATTTGATTGACAAAATTATTGAAAGTTTTTCAAAAACATAATAGTTTCTATTTATTAGAATAACTAATTATGCAAGCGACACCGCCAAATCCAAATACACCGAACACTTCAGGGTTATCTAACAGTATTAATTCTGTTAGTGAAATGCTTAAGGGATTGAAAGAAGAGGTTAATAAGGTTTATGACAATCTTCTTGACGGAACTGTATTATTAGAAAAACAATTAGCCAATCTTAACGCAAGTATGGCTGGTACTTTGGGTCAAACTCAAAGAGCTATTACTGGATTAAGACAAGAAGCAGCTATTGCTTACCCAACAATTGTCGGACTTGGGGGTGAATTTGCGGATGTTCAAACAATTCAACAAGGAATTGCTCAACAATTAGGAACTAATGTTATAACCTTAGGTGAGACTGTTAGTGGATTATTTGCGGGGGCTAAAGCTGTTGGTCTATCAAGTAATGAAGTTGGTAGAGTTGTTGAAGGTTTTCAAAGCGCTGGTATTCAAACTGCGAACATTAAAGATAACATGCAGTCTACGGTGGACATTGCTCGTAGGGTTGGTGTTAACACAAGTGCCGTGTTCAAAAATGTTGAACAGAATTTATCAACCATTAATAAATACGGATTTCAAGGTGGTGTTGAAGGATTGGCAAGAATGTCGGCACAAGCTGCGGGATTACGTATTAACATGCAGGAAATTTTTGGATTTGCTGAAAGGGTGTTTAATCCTGAAGGTGCTGTTGAAATGGTTTCAGCATTTCAAAGAATGGGCGTTGCTGCAGGTGACTTGGCAGACCCATTTAGATTGATGTATTTGGCTTCAGAAGATACTGAAGAACTACAGAAACAAGTTGTTAAGATGACCGAAAAATTCACATACTTTGATGAAAAAACAAAAGAATTTAAGGTATTCCCAAATGCTAAACGTGATTTAAGAGAAATCGCTCAACAAACAGGTATTAGTTATGAAGAGTTGATTAAAATGTCAACGGCAAGTCAAAAAATGAGTATGATTGCCAAAGACTTTAAGTTACCAGGAATTGATGAAGAGTCAAAACAATTTATAGCCAATGTTGCGACATATAGTAAAGAAAAAGGTGGATTTACTGTTAAAGTTAGTGGAGAACAAAAGTTAGTATCTCAATTAAATACTAATGACTTAAAAGAATTAAAAGAAGCACAATCACCTGTTTCACTTGAAGATTTGGCTCGTGAACAACTTACTGAATCTGAGTTACAAACAAGAACACTTGGTGAAATCAAAGCTACTTTACAAGCGACTGCCGCGGGTTCAAGAGCACCTGCAGATTTACGAGAAGTTCTTAGAGGAACTATTGTTGCTGGTGGTAAAGCAGCTCGTGAAAGTGGGGGTAATGTTAGAGGTGGAATTGGGGGTGCCAACAAATTTTATGAAGAAACTGGGCAAAGTTTAATTGATGTGATGTCAGGTAAAGGTGGTTTAGATAAATTGGCTGAAGTCATGAAAAAAGGTGGAAGTGATGTTGAAAGTGGTATTAAGAAAATGGCCGATTCTTTTTCAAAATTTGATTTTGAAAGTGCTGGAAAACCATATATTTCATCAGGAAACAAAATTGCTGAAGCTGCCGGTGCCGCCTATAACGGTTTAACAAGTTTAGGAAAAAAGGCTGAGGCGATGTTTAGTGGTGGACCAACAAAAAAACCTGAGGTTGAAAAACAAACTAATGTACAACAAACGACAAATGTAGCTTTTAATCCATTAAAAGTAGAAGGTGAAGTTAATTTTAATATGAAAAGTCCTGACGGGTCAACAATTAAATTAACACAAGACCAAGTACAACAAGTGATTAATAGTGCTGAGTTCCAAAAAACAATTCAAAAAATGTTTAAGGATATGCAAGCACAAGGAACTTACCCAAATATGCCAAGTAAATCGGGTGGATACTAAAAAAAATAAACTAACTTCTATTTATAGAGGAAACAAAATAACATGCCAAGTCCGTTAAGTTTTAGTGCTACACAACTTTTAAGAAACAAACTTTTAGTAAGGAATTTAACACCTTATACAAAACCTGGCGTGTATACCCCAACTTCTTCACCAGCGCCTGGTGATTTAGTTCAAAATGATTACGCTGTTATTGATTCACCTGATGCGTTAATTGATAACGACCCATTTGCTGATATATTGTATACCAACAATATTTTTGGTCCAAATGGTGGGTATAATAAAAACATTAATGGTTTAATCAATACCCAACAAGTTACTTCAAATCAAGGACCATATGGTGCTTTTCCACCATATACAAATGCTTTACAAGACTATTCTGTTTCATTCCAACAGAAAGTTTATGTAAAAAATGCCTATAGTCCAAACGATAAAGTATTCAGATATTATGATATCGGTGATGTTATCAATGTTCAAAAGAATGCGTCTTATTGGGACCCACCAAGTTTCAGACCTTCATCTTATTCACCATACTCTGTTTTATTACAAGCAGACCCAACAGGTGATAACGGACCAGTTTCTGCGGATTCAAAACTTGCTCAAATTGGTGTTGAACGTGGAAAATATTCTTTTCAAGAAAGAGTTAACCAAAGTGTTTTATCTCAAACATTAGGAAGAGTTAATATTCTTAATGGTCTACAAGACCCTGTACAACTTGCAATGATTATTGCGGGTAAACGTCCATTAATCGCTCGTGACTATAAAATTACCTCAGGTGGTGGAAACATATTATCACAAGGACAAGATATTGTTGAAAGAATTGCCGGTTTTACATTACCATTTTCACCAATACCGGGAAGTTATTATCAATATAGAGATTATAATTCATCACAATCAGCAACTGCTGCGGCAGGTAATGGTAAACGTGGTGGTTTATTTGGGTTATTTGGTTCAAGACCAACATCACCTTCACAATTATTTTTAGATTATACTGGTTCAGGTCAAAGAGAACAACTTACTAACAATTTAGATACCAACAAATATAGACCTAAATACAATACAGGTGGTGGGGGTATTATTTCTTCTATTGGAAATGCAATCACCGCGGCCTTCTCTCAAGATATGAGTCAAGGTAATTACTATGTTGGTAGTCCTTCAAGAGAACCTGAGTACTTAACATCACCAGCGGGTCAAGTACCTATCGACCAATACGGCGCTCAAGTAAACGCACCTGTTTATGGTCCTGATATTTTAGGTAAAGAGTATGAAGGTGTTGACAAAAACTTCAAATTTGGTTTAGCGGGTAGAGCGTTTGAAGATGATGGTAATATTACAGGTGGATTTACATGGGTAAGTGGTAAATGGGCTCCAAATGCTGGTAGAAGACAAAGGCCGGGTGGAGATTACGGTACTGAAAGTCCTGATTGGCAATCAATTTCCGACCAAGTTATATCAACGGAGTCGGTAAATTACGAATTCAAACCAGGTTCTATTTTAGATAATACCCAACGATTAATTGATTCCCAACCAACTTCAGGAGCTCGTTTTGGACACGTTGGAAATGCTATTGACCAAACATCTAAAGTATTCTTTGATGGATACAAAGAAATTACGAAAGGTTCACAAGTTATTAAGTATAGTGATGGACAAGCCAATGTAGGTATTGAATATTGTCGTGTGTTTACCAAAGACACACCATACTATTCATTTAATGATTTACAAAAGAAAGAAGGTAATATTCGTAAATTTAGTTATTCAGTTTTAGATTCTACATATAACTTAAACATCGCTCCTGAAAAAGGTGGTGATAGTGTGGTTACGACAGGAAGTATAAATGGAATAACTCAAGGTAAGGTTAAAAAATATTTATTCTCTATTGAGAACTTAGCGTGGAGAACAGGACATAGAGCCGGTTACCGTGTAAGTGATTTACCAGCGTGTGAACAAGGTCCAAATGGTGGTAGAATTATGTGGTTCCCCCCATATGATATCGCAATCACTGAGGATACAAGACCACAATTTAACGAGAACGTATTTTTAGGAAGACCTGAACCAATTTACACTTATAGAAACACATCAAGAAGTGGAACATTAAAGTGGAAGATGATTGTTGACCATCCTTCTATTATGGATTTGATTGTTAATAGAGTTTTGGCTAACGAAGGTGACAGACAAAAGGCTGATTCAATTATTAATTCATTCTTTGCCGGATGTAAAAAATATGACTTATACGACTTAGCTCAAATTTACAACACGGTTCCATTGACTGAATTACAGGCTTGGCAAGAAGTTATTAATAACCCACAAGTTACTCAAGAACAATTCAAAGAAGCGGTTGATAATATACAACCAGTTGGTGGAACAGGTCCAACAACCGGTGGTAATCAAACTGATGCTACACCACAAAAAACATTTGATGAGTTTATTAACTTAGGTTTTTATTTCGATAATAATGTTCCTGGTACTAACCCACAATTAACAACATCAACTGATTTCCAAACCGCATATGCAGCTTACACATCAGTTGCAAACAAACAAAAATATATTGCTGACAATCCAGCAACTTCAGGACAAACTCAAAAATTCTTTACAAGTGTTGTAGAGGATAACTACACAAGTTTACAAAAACTTGTTGGAGAGTTATATAATTTATTTGCACAAAAACAAGCATCGCAAGTTGTATTAAGATTACAAGGTAGTGCGTCACCGCCAGCTGAGAAGGAATATAACCTTAAATTATCTGCAAGAAGAATTGATTCTGTTACACAATTTTTGAAGACATATAAATTTGACGGAACAAATAGTTTAGGTGATTTAGTCGGAACAAAAATATTAATAGCACAAAATGCTGTTGGTGAGGAGTTGAATAATATCACACCAATCCAATCTGATAAAAAGGCTTGGGGTTCTGCTGATTGTACCAAAGATACTACGGGTAAGGATAGAACCTACTCTACAGATGCAATGTCTTGTAGAGCGGTTATTTTGACTGAGGTTGTGGTAATACCTGAACAACCAAACCCACAACCAAATAACGATGCTGCTCAACAAACTACTTTGGAGAATGGACAAAAGTTGGAACCAAAAAAACCAACACCACCACAAGTACAACCAACACAAGATTTATATAAAGGAGCGTCTAAAAAGTTATTAAGATATTTGTTGAATGAGTGTGATTACTTTGAGGTTCTTAAAGCCGACAATCCATTTATTTACGATTCAATTAAAGAAAAGTTAAAGTACTTCCAACCAGCGTTTCACTCTATGACACCTGAAGGTTTGAACTCAAGATTAACGTTCTTACAACAATGTGCAAGACCTGGTGAAACAATTCCTACGATTGGACCAAATGGTGAGAAACTTTACAATGATGCGTTAAACACATCATTTGGAGCACCCCCAGTATTAGTATTGAGGGTCGGTGATTTCTTTAACACTAAAATAATACCAACAGGTATAAACTTTGCTTATGATAAGACATGGGATATGAATCCTGAAGGTATTGGTTTCCAACCAATGATTGTTGAAGTTAATTTAAGTTTCAACTTAGTTGGTGGTATGGGATTGAAAAACCCAATCGATACATTACAAAATGCTTTATCATTTAACTACTACGCCAATACTGAAATGTATGATGAAAGAGCTGAGGCTACTGAAGATACAAGTAAGTTAGACAAACAAGTTATTCAAGGTATTATAAACCAAAACCCAACAGTGGGGGTATCAAATGTTGATAATACCATTAGTAATAGTGGTGGTAATACTATTGGTGTATTCGTGTCAACAGGAACGACTGCAAGTGGTCAAACAGGTACTTTAACCTATGGTACGTTTATGAATAATCTTGTTACACAAACACAAGAATATTACAACTCAACACTTAATATGTTTGATAGTGTATTGACAAATTACAATTATGGTATTTTGTCAATGTTAAATTATGGTGATAAAAACCAAGCTTATAATACAGGTAAATTCAACTCAACAACTGATTTGGATGTTTCATTGTATGGTAAGCCACAAAACACACAGACATATGTTGACGAAACATTTAGACAGTTATTAAAAGATATTGATGACGGAAATTTAGAAATATTCAGTAGTTATGAATTCACTAATCCAATAATAACTGCGGCTCAAAAAAGATTATTTAAGAAAAACTACACAAATTATGTTCAAACATATCGTACAACATTCTTAAATAGTTTAACAACGCCTGTTAATACATTATCAACAATACAACAAGAATATGTGTTTAACGTTGATAGAATGAACTTTATTGCTTCAGGTTCATCATTTAGTTATGATGGTAAATTAAATAACAAAAACATTGCAATTCTTTATAAAATAAGTGGAACACCTGAAGATGTTAACGGTACAACAATTGATAGTTTAACATCTTTGAGAAATGATTATATTTCTATTGGGAATAGTAATAATTCATTTTTATCGGGTTTAACAAATTCAAAACTTTATGTTACAACAGCTTATGTACCTAAAACACCTGGTACTTGGACATCACCTTCAGATAAATTTGACTATGTATCTTTAACTCAATATAGACAAAGAGAGTATACATTAATGAGTAGAGCTTTATTACAAAAAGATTTGAAAGAAGGTTTCATTAACGCATTGGTTAACAACTTAGACCAAGCGACAACAAATGCGGTTAAGTTCTTTTATGATACAAGTAACGTATCGGTAAGAGTTCAATGGGATTTGGCAAATAAAGGTGGGTTAGAATTGTTAAGTGATTATAATACTAGTGATACTGCAAAATCGTATATCAAATATACACCAAGTTTTGGTACCACACAAAAAAGAGTTACAGTATTTTCTGAAGATTTGGTACCACCAAGTTCAAGTAAACAAACACTTCAAAATATCTATTCAAATAAGAATAATAATAGTGATAAAAACCCATACAACTTCAAACGTAAATTCTTATAATGGACGCATATTACAACCGATACCAACAATTTTTGATTAACGGTGAACAAACTGTGGTTCCATTTGTGCCACTACCTTCAAAAACATCTGACCAAAGATACGTTTATAGAACTGGTTTTAGTAGATTGGATAAAGTTTCACAGGAATATTACGGAACACCATTTTTTGGTTGGTTGATACTACAAGCTAACCCTCAATTTGGGGGTTTAGAATGGAACATCCCTAATAACTCTGTATTGACTATACCATATCCACTTGTATCTTCATTACAAGACTACAAAAATGGTTTAGACAACTATTTCTATTATTATGGCAGATAACTTTCAGACAAATGACAATATATTAGTTGACTTTGACTATCAAAACGTTGTGTTGGTTGACCCGAATAAAACGGTAAACCTTGACGGAACGGTACAAGAGAGACAAATTCATCATGAAAATTTGGTTATGTATGCCAACTTGGAAGCAAAAATGTTACCAAGAACAAAACTTGCTGTTGGTGCAAATTTATTAGATTCGGTTCAAACGACACCAATTGCATCGATTAATTTTTTAAGACCTGGTGGAAAAACAAACTTAACAAATGATTATTTAGATGAAATAACAGGATTAAATTCTGTTAGTGGTAGAGGAACAAATCAACCATCTAAAGATAATATCCAACAACAAAATAAAACAAACGAATTCTACATTAAACAAAATACAATAAACAGTTCTGATACTGGTTTATTAGGTATCGAATCCATTAGGGTTAGAAATACTCGTAGTATGACACCTACGGTTGAGATGACTTTGATTGATACTCAAGGTAGAGCTTTGTTTGAGAAGGGTGAAAACTCTGAATACGCCTGTTTCTTTAACTTACCATACCCAACATTTTATTTAACACTTAAAGGTTATTATGGTAAAGCTATTAGATATCAATTAATTCTTACAAATTTTTCGGCAGCCTTTGAAGGAAACACGGGAAACTATAGAATTAGTCTAAAATTTTATTCTTACAAATATACAGTACTTGCCGAAACACAAGTTGGTGCATTGTTTGCGACACCGTACATGTATTCAACAAACTATAAAATCAGTGCAACTGCGGCTCAAACAGGTGCTGTAAATGCGGCATTGGCATCCAATGGAAATACTACAAGTTTAACAGCGAATGTTAGGACTTCCAAAGGAATGGAAAAAATAAAAAATGTTTACAAAAAGTATAAAGCTGAGGGTTTAATACCTACAGACTTACCTGAATTATCAGTACCTGAATTAAGGATTAGGTTATATACTTTGGAGTCTAATCTAAATAAAAGTTTTGGTCAGGCTGAGTTTACACCATTAAGTGATGTTAACACTTATTCGGAAACTCTAACAAAATTACGTGATGATATAACATCAAATGACCCAAACTCTTGGTTTGTTAAATATATTGACCAAAATAAACCATTTATTTTAGATACAAATAAAACAAGTGGTGAAACAATAACAACTTGGATTTATAACAACAATATTAGAACTGATAAAAGTAATCAGTCGGCTGTTAATGCTTATAATCAATTAAGAAAGTTAATTGTTGAATATAAAAAGATTTTAGATGAAAATAAAACATTAGGATTAAATGGTAACTTTACCGTTGATGGTGTTAAATACCAATCACAAATATCTACACTTAATGCGTTGTTTGTTGCACCAAGTGTAAAAGAAGTTGCAATACCTGATACATTTAGAAAAGCGTTAAGCCCTCAAGATATTGATTGGAAACAAACATTCCAAGTTAGAAATAGTAGAGTTGGAACCGATGCTGAAGTTGCGTTGTTAGCTGCTCAAGAATCTCAATTTTTTAGACCAACATATCAAAAAACCGAAAACGATGTTTTAGTTCCAACATACAATTTTATATTTGATGGTACTTATTTCGGTGTACCGTCATTCAATAGTTTAATTGATAAGACATTCGCTGAAGTATCAAAACAAAAAGAAAAATTAGTCTTGGCTCTTAGTGAATTTTTAGAAAAGAAAATTGAGGGACCAAACGGTTTAGGATTCAAACCAACAATGAGAAATATCATGGGTATGATATTTGCGTCTGTTGAAGCGTTTTATCTAATGATGGATGACGTTCATAGAGATGCTTGGTCACAAAGATTGAATCCAATAAGAAAACGAGCGGTATTTGATGGTGCAAAAACAAGTGTAACGCCTGATAGTAAAAATTTGGTACAAACAACCAATACTAATTCTTTAGCCAACATTCCGGTTTATCCTTGGCCATTATATTATGTTGAAACAAATTCACCTGATGGTGAACAGTTTGAATTAAGATATCCTGGTGATTCTAAAGAAATATCAAGAACTCGTGGAAATAATTTCGAAGTATGGCCTGAGGTTCAGTTTGTTGAAGAATATCTAAAAGGTATTATAAAAAGCCAATCGGCTAGTGATACTGCAAATGCTTCAGGTGATAATAACGAGGGAAAAACAATTGCAAGAATATCGGTAAACGCTGTTGATTTCCCAATGACAAATTTACCATACTCTAACTATGAAATTGTTAAGTTTATATATGAAATTTATGAAAGAGTAATAATGTCTGTTTATTACGATAGACTGTCAAGACCAAATTCGTCACAACTTTCGGTTTATAAAACAATTTCTGATTTAGAAACAAGTAATATTACAACGGCTCTTAATAGTACCAGTCCTAGTCTTGTAAGAATATTAAAAAGTCTTACATTAACACCTACGGATATTTTAGTGTTATTAAGAAATATTTCAAATGATGGAACAGGACCTAGTTGGCAACAATTTATTCGTGGTGAATTTACTTCGGAATATTTGAAAACGGTTACAAATCAAGATTATAGTATTTTAGATTTTGATTATTTAACACCGACATCACCAAGTACATCTAAAAATGTTGAGTCGTTAACTAATATTGACCAATACATCAAGAGTTCATTATCGACAACAACTGATTTTACTGATTTATATCCATTTACCAGTGATATTTGGTCGGCACAAAACTTGGCTGGTTTCACTAAAAATGGTAATAGATATGAAACAACAAAAAGTTTGGTATTAAATACTGATAAAAAATTCATTAGTAATTACAAGCCGTACAATGAAAAAGAAAATGTTCCATTTGTTAATGGGTTATTTTCAAATTTAACAGAACCATTACCATCAAACGACTTTTCAGCATTTTATAATAGTCGAACTATTTCTGAAAAATATTTGGTGACTGAGGGTCCAGTGTCTTACGCTAATAACTCAGGAAATGTAACTGCGGAACAAACCACATCATTACTTAACACACCAATATTTACAAATGCGTTATTGGAATCTATCAATCTAAGTAGAATTGACGGTACCCTATATCCATATGTTAAATCGGCTTACTTGTTCTTAAATTCACTACCTTTGGGAACATTAAGGGAAAGATATAAAGATATACCATCTGCGACTGATAAATCTTTAGAAAAAGATTTGGATTATATTTTTGCAACTCTAACAAAATTTGGTGGTGTTCATAGATTACCATATGCTTGGATTCTTAAGTACGGTTCGATTTGGTACAGATATAAGAAATATATTGAAGACAACATTGATATATTAGATAGTACTTGGACAAATGTTAATGTTGCAAATCTTTATGACCCAACAACATCAGACTTAAAAACAAAATATACATTTACAAATCAACAATCAAAAACATTTGAAGTTGTTGGTCAAGAGTCGGTTGTTAGCACAAGTCCTGGTGGTACAAATATTACATCATCAACTATGAATATAGGTTTCTATCCTAAAGTCATAAATGATGTTTATTATATGGCAACTGGTTTAGACTTATTTACGGGGTATACCAATAGTCAAATACAATCAGGAATTTCTAAAGGATTGAATTTGGATAATATTCAAAAATCACAAATTTCTTTACCATTAGGATTTGATAAAACCAATCCAAATAGAGTGTTAAATATAAACACTTGGTATGCGACATTTAATTTTGGTAATAATTCTGTTCAAATAAAAGATAGATTTAAGAATAATACTACGATGGTTATACCATCTTTTGGTTCATTGGTGAACCAAGTAAAAGATGAGTGTTTTACAACACAAGCCACTGGTACAACAATTACTCAAGAAGTGTTTAATAACAAGGCAATTCAAAATGGTTCTGTTCGTACATTTTGGACGGCACCAAACTACGGTTATTTTGAATTACAAAGTATTAAAAAACCTGATTACAATGAATATCTAAAACAAATTTATAATGATAAAACAAATCAAGATGCGTTCAAATTAGGACAAAGATATTCAAAAATTGAAGATATATTTGGAACATTCAAGAAAGATATTTTAGATTCGTTTGAAACAGAATTCTTAAATTTCTCAAAATCTTATCTTGATTTAACACATGATGATGTTGCCAATACTTCAGATTCAAATAAGAATTTCCAAGCGTTGATGACAAACCTTTTATTTATTCCTGAGGTTGATAATAAAATCAATGCGAATGATTATGTTAGTAGATGTTCTACAGAACAAATGAAAAACATTGGTAATACTATCAATGGATTCTTAAATTATTATAAAACATTTAGATATGGTAACCCAAGTAATTTTAACCGTAAATTGTACGGTACATTTACAACATTACCATTACCACCTAGTAAAGTAATTGATGGTTATACATACAATCCGTATGTTCCTAATACATTACCAACACAGGGTGGTACAACAACATACCTACAATCTTATACAAACAATACATCAGCATGGAAGGCCATGTATACTTATGTTGGATTTGGTACTCAGTCAGGTATGACATATACTGATAATGGAAGTTATTTTACTGATTTCTTCCCAACAATGAATATTGAATTTACACAACAGAATGTTGTTAATTTCGCCCCATTAATTAAAATTTTTGGAACACAGAAACTCAAAAACGAATCATCGGCAACAATTTATACTAAGACTAATTTTATAGACGGATTAAATGAATACCTTACTGAAAAAAATAATAACACAAATGAAATTTTAGGACAATTGTTTTTTTCATTACAAAAAACATTACCTGATGTTACCGAAACAGTTGAAAAACCAATATTATCGGCTGTTGATGGTACACAACCTAAATTAGAATTTTATGAATCGTTTAAGACATTTAATGATAAGTGGATTGCTGGTACCGAATATACTGATAAAACATTATTTTCAGATGTTTTATTTTTAGATAGAGCTAACAGAGATATTGGTGACAAAATATTAGTGGACGTATTCAAATTAATTAATTTCTTTTCAGGAACCACATCTATGGATACGAGGGTTATTGATTTTGTTAGTAAAATTATTGCTGATAACCAATTCCAAATGATGCCATTACCGGCATATATAAATTTTTGGGGTGTTGGAGAAGTAAAACAAGGCGTTACACCTAATGCCGAATCGTCAGAATCATTAGCAAATTCCTTATTTGGAACCTTTTTAGATGTTGATTATAGAAGTTCACAACCAAAATTAGTTTGTTACTACGCTGGTAAACCAAGTGAACACTTGGATATGAGAGATAATGCTGATTATAGATGGAGAACAGATGCTTTTGATTTAACAAGAAGTTCTGATAATCCAATAGTTTCAAAGTTACAAGGTAAAACAGATTGGGCAACATCAAACAAAGTTGTTGCGTTTAACGTAGATTTTGGAACAAGAAACCAAGGTATTTTCTATAGTATTCAGTTAGACCAAAATCCGGCTGCCGCAACGACTGAAGGTAATAAAGTCATGACAGACATGGCTATGGGGGCTTCAGGTAGAAAAGTTAACACACAAAGTGTTAGTTTGTATAATTTATATAAAAATAGAAGTTATGAATGTAGAGTTGAATCGTTAGGAAATGTGATGATACAACCAACTATGTATTTCAACTTAAGACATGTACCAATGTTTAGAGGTCCATACATGATTCAGTCTGTTGAACACGTTATTGACTCGGGTAGTTTCAAAACATTCTTTACTGGTACTAGAATGCCTGTTTATTCACTTCCATTGATTAGTAAACAAATCATGTCAATCAATCAAAATTTGTTAAATGATTTAGTACAATCAATTTATAGGCTCAAAGAAACTGCAACAACTACCGCTCAACCAGCTGTTAATATAATTACAATAGGAAACGGTGTCCAATTAAACGCCAAATATACGGCATCACCATCAATTTATTGCTTAAAAGACATACAAGACGCAAATACGGCATATCAAAAGTTTAATGGTATTGAAAACGTTGTTACTAATGTGTCAATTGCTGATATTAGTAAAACAATTAAATCTATAGTACCAAATAATGTTGCAAGACTTATGACATTCTTTACTATGTATGTTAATGGACATGATGATAAGACAATATATTCATTTAACCATGATTTAGGTGGAACGCCATTAGGTGGTATTCCTTTCCCACAAATATCTTATGCGGGTAGAAATACATATTTAACAAACCAATATGCTTGTAAATCTAATTTTGGACAAACAACACCTTACGCGGTCTTTTCTAATTTTGAAAACTCAGTTAGATTCATATCTGATTATTATTATAACAAATCAAAACCAAGTAGTAGTTTAATATATGCCGATGGTCGAAAGTGGGATAATTTAGATAGAGATACAATTACAAAATATATGGTTGCGCTTTGGATTAATAATTGGCCAACAAAAAGATTTCAAACTCCTGAAGAACGAGATAATTGGATTAAATCTAATGACAGTACTTTTACCGATATTATAAAAGCGGCGGATGAGGCTTTACATATATGTGAGGTTTATAAACTATTTACCCTTTAAGATATATTTATTAAGAAAAATATTATGGATATTAAACAACATTTAGACAACTATCTTGGTAAAAATTCAAGATACACTGAAAAAAATACAGGTAATGGTTATACCGAGGTTTGCGACTTAGATAGTGGAAGTTGCTACACTGTAAGAGATAGAGACGGTCTTATTGAAAGAGTCGATAACACTCTTAAAACAAATAGACGAGTTCAAGTTGAGACACCACATGGTGTTAAACAATTATTAAACGGATAATTCAAATGGCTATAGATAGAAAAATCATTGAAGAGATTAAAAGACATAATAAGATAAATTCTTATATTATGGAGCAAGACGCTGCAGGGCTTGGTGATATTCCACCAGCACCTGATGCGGCGGCACCCGCTGACCCAGCATTGGATGCTGCAGCCCCTGCTGACCCAACATTAGATGCTGCTGCACCTGTTGAACCACAAGTAATCGATACTACTACAGATACTGAAGTTGAGAAAATTGATTCTGCCGGAAAATCTGAAGAATCTGAAAGTAGTTCAGACAGCGAAGAATTGGACATTACTGAGTTAGTTAACTCTCAAAAAAATATTGAAACAAAACAACAAGAATATTTTGACATGATGTTCAAACAAATTGAGGACATGCAAAGTAAATTAAATTCAATGGACCAAGTATTTGAGAAATTAAATTCAATGGAAGATAAGATTGAAAAATACAGACCAAAAACTGCTCAAGAAAAATTAGAACTAAGAACTCTTGATAGTGGTCCATTTAATCAAAAACTTTCAAGTTTTTTTGATGACAAACAAGAGGACATGGAAAAGTCAGGGAAGAACGAATATGTATTAACATCTGACGAAGTAGAACAAATTGTTCCATCAGAAATTAAAAAAACCTTTGACAATTACGGAGACGAACCAACCCAATCAACATTTAAGATGGGTTGATTTTTGTGAAAATTTTACTATACTTTAGGGGTCACATTGTGACCCTTTTTTATTGGCGAATAATTTGACGAATTAAAAAACATAACCTATAATTAACTAACAAAACAAAAACAAAATTATGATGAGCTCACTTGACGCGGTACTTTCACAGTACGAAAAAAACACACAATCTTTCGGAGATTCTAACAAAATGTCTCAAGAGGAAAGAATGAAAAAGTATTTCGCTTGTATCCTTCCACAAGGTCAAGCACAAGGACAACGTAGAGTCCGAATCCTTCCAACACCAGATGGTTCTTCACCTTTCAAAGAAGTATGGTACCATGAATTACAAGTTGGTGGTAAATGGCAAAAATTTTATGACCCAGGTAAGAATGATAACGAGCGTTCACCTTTGAATGAAGTTCATGAAGAACTTATGTCAACAGGTAAAGAATCTGACAAAGAATTAGCAAAACAATACAAATCACGTAAATTTTACATCGTAAAAGTTATTGACCGTGATGCTGAAGAAGAAGGTGTAAAATTCTGGCGTTTCAAACACAATTACAAGAACGATGGTATCTTGGACAAAATCATTCCTATTTGGAGACAAAAGGGTGATATTACCGACCCTGATAAAGGTAGAGACCTTATCGTACAGTTAGTAAAATCTAAGACACCTGCTGGTAAGGATTACACATCAATCCAAACAATCATGCATGATGACCCATCATCTCTTCATGATGATGCAGCAACTAAAGACGAGTGGTTAAAAGACCCTTTGACTTGGGCAGATGTTTACTCTAAGAAACCTGTTGAGTATTTGGAAGCTCTTTCTCGTGGAGAAGAACCACGTTGGGATTCTGAAACAGGAAAATACCTTTATGGTGATGAAGGTGTAATGACCATGGGTGGTGCTAAAACAAACACTCCAAGTCCATTCCACTCAGACCCTCAGATTAACGCTGAACCTGACGAGGACCTACCATTCTAATTATATTGAGCATGGACACTTACATAGACATAGTGTCCATGCTCTTATTTTTTAATAAAAAAAACAAACAACACATAGACAATGGCAATTAAAAAAAACGATTTCAGTTCAATAAAGAAAAAATTTTCTACTTCAGCAAAATATAAACCACAACGTTTTTTGGAGTTGGGAACGGATTTCTTAGATGCTGTAGGATTACCAGGTCCAGCTATTGGACACTTGAATATGTTCTTGGGTCACTCTGATACAGGAAAAACAACTGCTGCAGTAAAATCAGCCGTGTCAGCACAAAAACAGAATATCCTTCCTGTGTTTATTATTACTGAACAAAAATGGAGTTTTGAACACGCAAAACTTATGGGTTTTGAATGTGAAGAAGTTGTTGATGAATCAACAGGTGAGGCGGATTGGGATGGATTCTTCATCTTCAATAATAACTTTAGTTACATTGAACAGATTACGGATTACATTAATGAATTATTAGATGCTCAAGAAAAAGGTGAATTGGATTACAGTTTATGTTTTATTTGGGATTCAGTTGGTTCAGTTCCTTGTAAGATGACTTACGAAGGTAAAGGTGGTAAACAACACAACGCAGCAGTTCTTGCTGACAAGATTGGTATGGGTATTAACCAACGTATTTCAGGTTCAAGAAAATCAGATTCAAAACACGAGAATACTTTAATCATTATCAATCAACCTTGGGTTGAATTACCTGATAATCCATTTGGTCAACCAAAGATTAAAGCAAAAGGTGGTGAAGCGATTTGGTTGAACTCATCTTTGGTGTTCTTATTTGGAAATCAAAAAGGTGCTGGTACAAACAAAATTTCTGCAACCAAAGACAAACGAACTGTTAAGTTTGCAATCCGTACAAAAGTTTCTGTTATGAAAAACCACATTAATGGTTTGGGATATGAGGATGGTAAAATTATTGTTACCCCCCACGGTTTCTTGGCAGGGAAAGATGCGACTGAAGAGAAGGCTTCGATTGAGGCTTACAAGAAAGAACATGCTGATTATTGGAAAGAAATAATTGGTGTTGATGGTGATTTTGAATTAAGTGAATCTGCCGAATTGGCATAATAAAATAAATGTGAAGACACTTTTAGTTGATGGTGATAACCTATTTAAGATTGGGTTTCATGGAGTTAGAGACTTATTTGTAGAAGGTAACCACATTGGGGGTGTCTTCCACTTTATTAACACATTACGAAAACAAATTGATGAACACAACTACGACAAAGTTCTCGTATTTTGGGACGGTGACGACAACGCATCCGTGCGTCGTGAATTATATCCTAATTACAAATTAAATAGAAGACAAGATATGAACGAGTACAAACTCGAATCATATCATAGCCAAAAAGCACGAGTTAAAGAATACATTGAGGAGTGTTTTATTCGTCAGGTAAGAGTAGATAAGAATGAGTCTGATGACTTGATAGCCCACTACTGTAAAATAGCTGTAGACGAGAAAAAAACGATACTATCTGCTGATAAAGACTTACTACAGTTGGTGGATGAAAACACAACCATATATTCTCCAATTGCTAAAGTATTCTATACACACGGTAAGAAGGTAAAGATTGGTACATATGAAATGCCGTCTTGTAATATTTTACCATATAAAATCATAACTGGTGATAAGTCCGATAATATTAACGGAATATATTATTTCGGTGAAAAAACATTAATCAAATATTTTCCTGAGTTCCTTGACAAACCTGTCAAGATTAGTGATATTTTACTAAAGGCAGAACAACTGCTGAAAGAAGACGAAAAAAACACGGCACTTAAAAACTTAGTTAGTGGAAAAACAAAAGACGGAATACTCGGAGAGAAATTTTTTCAGATTAATGAAAAAATTGTGGACCTACAAAACCCAATCATTTCTGATGAGGGTAAAGGAGTTGTTGAACAATATTATGCCGACACTTTAGACCCTGAAGGTAGGGGTTACAAAAACTTAATACGTATGATGACAAATGACGGGTTCTTCAAGTACCTTGGAAAAAGTGACGATGAGTTTTTGAGATTTATCCAACCGTTTATGAAACTTACAAGAAAAGAAAAAAGAAAATTTAGAGAAGACAAATAACACACTATAATAAAAAAAATATGAAAGAAACAGATGTAATTAAAATGGAATTCCTTATCACTCTGAATGACAACATTGTTATTCAAAGGTATTTCAATGTCCGTGGGTACAATCCGATTGCTAAGAACTCGTTGAATGTATCCTACTACCTAAAAGACTTCGTTGCTCAATTTGAGTACGACCAAAAAATGCGTTCAGTTGTCTATCTTTTAGAGAACCAAGAACAAATTTCTGAAGACCCAAATGTTCTAGAAACGTCAAATACTAGTGGTCCCGAAATTTTTAATTTTTATATTAAAGTCGGTGAACAGACAATTTGTCATAGAATATTAAACGCCAAAATTTTACCACCTAAAATAAGATACACCGTAGACATACGCCAGCAAGTAAAAAGTGTATTAAAGGACTTGACTGACATTTTTTCAGGTGAAAATTTTGTTACAACTTACATGAATTATAGCTTGGTATAATAGTATTTATCAAGACCAGTAAAAGGAATAAAAAATTATGTCAAACAAGAACTTCGAATATCTAGGTAATACATTTCAACTTCAACTACTAAATCAAATCATTTTAGACAAAGATTTCGCACATTCTATCATTGACGTAATTGAACCATCACACTTTGAAAACAGATACTTCAAAACATTACTCCAACTCATAAAGGAGTATTATGTGAAGTATGACTGTACTCCCTCTTTTGAAACTCTTTCACAAATGGTGAAGAGTGAGTTTCCTCAAGAGTTAATGTTAAAAATTCTTAACGATACCATTAAACAAGTAAAAGACGCACCGACTGAAGGAGCGTCTTTCGTACAAGAGAAATCTCTTAAGTTCTGTAAACAACAAGAGTTACAGAAGGCGATTACAAAATCACAAAAAATTCTTGACAATGGTGAATTTGAAAACTATGACAAACTTGAGGAGTTGGTTAGAACCGCATTACAAGTCGGTGAAAACAATAACAAAATTGAGGACGTATTTACAAATTTAGATGACGTATTAAATGAAGACTTCCGTCATCCAATTCCTATGGGAATTACAGGGATTGATAAACTTCTTAAAGGTGGATTAGCAAAGGGAGAACTCGGTGTAATCTTGGCACCAACTGGGGTAGGTAAAACTACGGTTCTTTCTAAAATTGCTAATACGGCATTTAACAATGGATACGATGTATTACAGTTGTTTTTTGAAGACAATCCAAAAGTAATTCAAAGAAAACACTTCACTATGTGGACGGGTATTGCTCCTGATTTATTACCACTACATAGAGAAGAAGTTTTAGAAAAGGCACGTGTGGTAAGAGAAGAAATGACAAATAAGTTATTTCTAAAAAAATTACCTTCAGACCAACACACTATGACCCAAATCAAAAACATGATTCGTAAGATGATTGCTGATGGTCATAATATCGACATGATAGTTATGGACTATATCGATTGTGTTGTACCCGATAAAAACTTGGGTGATGAATGGAAAAGTGAAGGTTCAGTTATGAGAGGGTTTGAGGCGTTATGTCACGAACTAGGAGTTGTGGGTTGGACCGCAACACAGGGTAACAGAAGCTCTATATCTTCTGAGGTTGTAACCACCGACCAAATGGGTGGTTCTATTAAAAAGGCACAAGTTGGACACGTTATCATTTCCGTGGCTAAAACTTTACAACAAAAAGAAATGAACTTAGCAACCATCGCTATTACCAAATCACGTTTGGGTAAAGACGGGGTTGTATTTGAAAACTGTAAATTCGATAATGAGCTTCTCGAAATTGATACTGAAAGTTCGGTTACTTTCTTAGGATTTGAAGAAAAGAAAGAAGAACAAAAACGAGATAGAATTAAAGAATTGATGGAACGAAGAAAACAAAAGGAGCAAGAAACTAACTTGAATTAACAAACAAAAAAATTATAATTAAACAAAATGGACGCATCACAAAAGATATTGTCAGACTTAACTGTCTACATG